TCAGGCGCCAAACCCGCCGTCGATCGTGTGCATCGCGCCTGAGACGGCGCCCGCTTCGGGTCCTGCGAGATAGGCGACCATCCCGGCGACCTCCTCCGGCCGCACGTGGCGCTTGATCGCCATGAAACTGCGCATGAAGTCGCTCATCGGGCCGTCGCCGGGGTTCATGTCGGTGTCGGTCGGTCCGGGCTGGACGGTGTTGACGGTGATGCCCCTCGCGCCGAAATCGCGGGCGAGGCCGCGGGTCAGCCCCTGGATCGCGGATTTGCTGAGCGCATAGGCCGCGCCGCCTTCGAACGGGATGCGGTCGCCGTTGGTCGAGCCGATGAAGATGATCCGGCCGTCGTCGGGCATGAGCCGGGCCGCTTCCACGGCCGCATGGTAAGGCGCGCGGATGTTGATGTCGAACACCGTATAGTGCTGACAACCTGGGCTTTTGAGCGGCTTGATAGGAAAACCATTCCTATTTCGCTCAATAGCTTAGCGTTTGTCGGGAAAACCCCGAACGGCCCAGCAGGGTGGTGGAACACCGCGCCGGGCCTGACATCCACACGCACGGAGATGCGCCATGGCTGCTAACTCGAAAATAGAATGGACGGACCACACGTTCAACCCTTGGATCGGCTGCACGAAGGTCGGTCCCGGCTGCGACAACTGCTATGCCCATGACCTCGCTACGGCGCGCCTCGGCGTGGAGTGGGGACCGGGTGCCGAGCGCAGGCATACCGCCGCCTCAACGTGGAAGCAGCCGCGAGCATGGAACCGCAAGGCCGAGGCCGCAGGCATTCGCTACCGCGTCTTCTGCGCATCGCTGGCCGACGTGTTCGACAACGAAGTGCCTGCCGAGTGGCGGGCCGAGTTGTTCCAGCTGATCCGCGAGACGCCGCACCTCGACTGGCTGCTGGTGACGAAGCGCATCGGCAACGCTGCGAAGATGGCTGCGGCTGCGGGCGGCTTCCCCGGCAATGTCTGGCTAGGCGCTACGATCGTGAACCAGATGGAGGCTGATCGGGATATCCCGAAGCTGCTCTGGACCGATGGCCCCGCAGTCCGCTTCCTTTCCATGGAACCGCTTTTGGGCCCGGTCGATCTGACATCGATCGCGGCCCCGCGAGAGCCGGATGAGCCAGACTTAGACATCAACTGGCGTTTCGATGCGCTTGAGGTTGGCGACTACTATTGGTTCGATGGAGAACATGGCCAGCCGGGCGACTGCGGCGACGGCCCATATCGTGATCATCGCATAGATTGGGTGATTGCTGGCGGCGAGAGCGGCCCGCGTGCGCGCCCATCCCATCCCGATTGGTACCGATCCCTGCGCGACCAGTGCGCGGCGGCGACGATACGTGGTGATGATGATCCCGTGCCTTTCCTCTTCAAGCAGTGGGGCGAGCACTTGGCTGTCTTCGATCGTGACGCAGAAGACCCGGATTGGCGGGATTGTAGCCGCTGGGGGCACGAACGACCGAAAGGCCGCTGGTGGAATCTAGCGGGCGGCACCGGCTTTCACGGCGACCGTGTCGTCTACGTCGACCGGGTCGGCAAGAAGCTGGCAGGCCGCCTGCTCGATGGCGTCCAGCATGACGGCTACCCCCGCCTCCGCGCAGCCGGGGAGCGCGGCGCATGAGCAGTCAACGCATCCTCGTCACAGGCGGCCGGAACTACGACGATCAAGCCATGCTGTTCGGCGCTCTCGACATGCAGGCCGAGCAATCTGCCATCGCCTACATCATCCAAGGCGGCGCGGACGGCGCTGATAGACTGGCCCGCCTTTGGTGTCACTCGCGGATGGTTCGGTACGACAACTACCCCGCTGACTGGAAAACCCACGGCAAGGCCGCAGGGCCGATTCGCAACCAGCAGATGATCGACGAGGGCAAGCCGACGATGGTGTTCGCCTTCCCCGGTGGTCGCGGGACCGCCGACATGGTGCGCCGCGCGAAGGTTGCGGGCATCCCGGTCCATCATTTCGGAGAAGCAGCATGACCCCCAAAACCCCCAAACCCGATTCCAACGAAAGCCAGGGGGGAGTGTTGCTTGCGCTGGCGGCGAGGTGTGAGGTGGCGACGGGCGCTGATCGCGAGTTGGATGCCCGTATTTGGTGTGAGGTCGGAAACGATCTTGGCTACGACGACCCGCCGCAAAGGCATCGCCTCATGCGCCCTTTGCAACCACGCATCTGCATCATGGGGCGCTGGCTCGGGTCTGCTCTCGACAAGTACCCGGAGGATATTGAGGGGGTGGCCTATAACTGGCGCGTGCCGAAGTTCACCACCTCCCTCGATGCTGCGCTGACGCTGGTTCCCGCTGGAATGCAATGGAACTACGACAGCCACTACGGGATGGCGCGGATCTTCCACTATTGGGATGGCCACGAAGGCCCTGAATGCAGCGAATACGGTGCGGAAGGCTCAACCCCCGCCCTAGCTCTAACCGCCGCCTCCCTCCGCGCCCGCAGCCTTTCCGGGGAGGGCGGGCGAGCATGAGCATGTTTGGCAACCCTCTTGGCATGATTAACGGCCTGCGGATCGTGGATAGCGAAGTGATCGGCGACCCATACGAGGACTGGTCGCAGGTTCGTTCGCCAGCGCGGGCTAGACGCAGGCGCCGGAAGCATCCGCAGCGCATCGTCACCCGCTATCGGGCGAACGGCAAGGCCTACCACGATGTGAACCAGAACTGCGTCTACATGCACCCGCATGATCGGATGAAGCTGGAACGGACGATAAGGGAACAACCATGACCCCCAACCGATCCCCAACGGTGGAGCAGATAGCGGGGCGGCTGACGAAGGCGCAGCGGGAATGCTTCTCGCGCGGCACGGATTTGGGGTGCGTCGCTCGCTCTTTCTCGACGGCGGAAACGCTGATCTCAAAGGGCCTCGCTTGGCGAGAATATGACTTCCAGCCCCGAACTTTAGATTGGACTCCGCTCGGAATGCAGGTCCGCGCCCACCTACTCTCGGAGACGAACGATGGATGACAAGCTGAACGTCGAGAGGCTGCGGGAGTTGGATGCTGCGGCGACGGCGGGGCCTTGGGCATATCGACCTGAACTGCATGACGACTGGGGTGTCGTTCGCGCCGGACGGTTTTGGATATGCCAGGCCAAAGACCCCGCCGTTTGCACTGACGAACAGTTATCCGAGCACCGCGCCGCGAAAACGGACCCGTGGCAGGGCAATGCTGAACTGATCCCGTTTCTCCGCAACGCCGTGCCCGCCATCCTCGCAATGGCAGAGGGCAATGCGCGACTGCGGGAGGCGTTGGAGCGGTGCCGGGCGATTGTCCAGCAGCACAACCACCGGCAGAACGAAAAGGTCGAGGATGTCGTGCACATCGTCAATCGCGTGCTTGGGGAACCTCAGTCATGACCAAGGACGAAGCTATCACTCTCGCCGACAACTGGTTGCATCGCAGTGGATGGGAAGGCCGAACCGATGTGGAGGACGCGGTTCGCCAGTTCGTTTTCGAACGGCCCGATACCTCTGCGGGATGGGAAGCTGCGTGTCGCGAAACGATCCTGGCATCGGCAGAGGATCGTGATCGGGCTATCGCTCTTGCTGGGCTGCTCGGCAAGGCGCGGGAGTACGTGACGGACGCTCTTGAAGCGCATGAGCATTCCGATGGCCGCAGCTTGCTGGTGAAGATCGACGCAGCGCTTGCGCCGTATGAGGGCCACTGCGCCCTCGGAAAGGAACGCCCATGACTAACCCGGAAACCGCAGGGGTGGAGGCGGTGGCTTATCTCAAGCACTGGTGGGCGGACGGCGATCAACCGCGTTGCCGAGTTGACCTGACAGAGATCAACGAGCCGTGGCTTGACGCCCTGAATCCGACGATCACCCCCCTCTACGCCCACCCTCCTGCCCCGGATCATGCAAATTGCGCGGTGGGGGAGACGTTGAAAGCGCTAGTCACAGCCGTGACATATGCCGATCCGCCGAAACTTTTTAACGGTGTTTTGTGCCACGAAGCACGGGTGCCCGTCGAATTTATCAACGAAGCCCGCGCCGCCATAGCCGCAATGCCCACCCCCGACGCCATCAGGGCCGAGCGAGATACCGCAATCAGAGCGCGTGATGACCACTTCCGCAATAGCCAAAGGTTGGCGGCTCGATGCGTTGAAGCCGAGGATGCTGTTCGCGCCATCAGGGCCGAGACGACGGCGCGGGTGGTGGCTGAGGAACGCGAACAATGTGCAGTGACTGCAGAAAATTACCCGCTCGGGCGCATGATCCATTTGCGCAGCATGTGTAACAACATCGCGGCCGCCATCCGGAGCCGCCCGAGTATGTCGGGAGGCGCATGATGGATATCGAACCGATGATCGCCAAACAGCACGCGGCATGGCCGAACGCCATCAAGGGCGCTGAGAGCGGCAATCCTTACGCGACGCTCTGCCAGCACTGCTACGGCAGGCATATGCCGCCCCGAGACGACCTGTGCCCGACGCTCAACTTGAGTGGACAGGAATCAAAGTACGGCTCTGCGGTGAGGGACCACCTGACGGGAGGCGGGGAATGATCCACTTCACCCTCGAAATGGATGAGGCTTTGCGGGGCGCTCATTATGCTGGCCTTACCCTAAAAGAAACAGGCGAGATCGTCGGCGTCAGCGATGAAGTGATCAGCCGGCGCAAGCGAGAGCTAAGCCTTGCCCCACTTCGCCCATGGGCAAAGCAACGCGCCCTCAACCCCAGCGCCAGGAGCGAGTGATGGGCAAGGAACTAGACGATGCGATCGAACGGGCCCGCGCCCACGTTGCCGCTATGACACCCGAGGAATATCGCGCAATGCTCGACAGGCAGCGCGAAAGCTGGGTCAGGGCTATGGCACCCTGCGAGCACGGCAATCCTGATTTCGAACAGTGCGGGCAATGCCGGGGGAGCGAGTGATGCGGATACTCTGTGCAATGGCCCATAAATGGGGCCGCTGGGACTGGTGGTTTCCTTTCGGTGAGAGGCAGGCTCGGCACTGTCTGCGCTGCAAAATCATCCAGGTGAGGAACATGTGATGGAACTTCGCGAGGCCGTGGCAAAAGCCATACACGAATCTAACCGTATCGTCCCTTGGGATCAAACATCCCAGCAAGACCTCGCATACGAGCGTGCCGACGCAGCCATTGCCGCCGTGCTGGATGCGCTGCGGGAGCCGAGCGAGGCGATGGTGGATATCGGCACCAAGTCCACGTTTACACCAGTAGACGAACAGGATGCAGAACTCGTCTGGTCTAACATGCTCGCCGCCTTCCGCGCCGAAGCGCTGGGGGAGGGGTGAATGCGTCAATTCACCACTCTGCCACCTGAGGAAATCGAACGCCGCCGCCTTTTGTCGATCGGTGTCCTCAAGGAGCAATCCAAGGATGATTGGCAGCGGTGGTATCAGAAGCGCTGCGATACGTTCTTCTGGAAGAATGGCCCTTGCTGTGCCGGATGCGATCATTGGGCGAGCGATGCAGGCGACATAGGCGAATGCACCTCTGCCCCGCCCGTTTCTGGCACTCAGGTTCTCAGGAGCCTCGGCGCCGACTGGTGCACCTACACTCCGCCACCGGGGCAGCCGTTCACAAGTCGCGATCACAGGTGCGGCGCGTTTCAAGACACGTTCGACTGGTCTACGCTGGATAGTGATTATCTGCGGGAGATCGGCGCGACCGTCTAGCCTTGCCGCCCGATTCGCGGGGTGGTAAATAAAGATCACTGCGGGACCGGGAACGCTACCCCGTCATCAAGAACCGTCCGAGCCGGTAGCAGGCAACGAGGCGGCTAGCTGGAGGCAACGACCTGCAAAGTGGTGCAGGCGCCCATGGGTTCCGGTTGCGCACGTCCCGCAGCAGCGCCCTCCTTGCAGGGAGGAACGTATCGGTCAGGGCCGCCGTAGCGCGAAAGGCCCTACTTCTCAGCCAGCCCCTTAACCATCAGATCCTGCCCCCAATCGTAAGCCGAGCGAGCATACGCATAATCGGCATCACAAACCTTCAATGCGTCGGAGGACACCTCCACTCGGGGCAAGGCGGCGGACTGAGCAGAAACCCCGGCAGCTTGACCGGAACCGGCGCGGGCGGAATCTGCGGCACAGGCTTTGGCCCGCACGCGATGGTCAGCAATGTAGCGCTCAAGGCCAGCGTTATCCGCCAGCAGCGCGTCGTGGGTCTTGTCGGCTTCACCTGCGATCTCCTGTGCGTCTTTGCGGGCCTTGGCGGCAACGGCTTGGGCGGCGGCGAACTTGCGGTCGTAGTCGGCGCGGTCGGCTTTCCTGCCGGTCTGTTCGGTGGAGAGCCTGTCGCGGTAGTCCGCCTTGCCGTGCCAGAGCCATACTGAGAGCAGCGCGAGGGCGATGCAGGCGGATGGCCAGGGGTTCGCGGTGATGGCGCTCCAGATGCGGGATAGGGCGGATTTGCCCCATGCCAGGATTGCGAGCGGAATTGTCATGGCTTCCTCGCATCCTCTGCGTGCTTCTCGACCAGCGACGCGTTGCGGTCAGCCAGTTCGCCGCCCGCCTTGGTCGCCTGGTAAGCCCAGCCCACCACGTCCTTGATGAAGGCCCCGACGACCAGCGTGCCGAGCGTCTTGAAATACTCGTTGCCGCGCAGATCGGGTACGGCGGCTGTCAGCACGAAGACCATGCAGGTGAGACCGAAGACCCCCAGGCCGATCCAGCCTCGCGCGTCGGGCCAGCGGAGGGCGCTCATTTCGCCCACTCGCCCGTCTTGCCGTGCAGCCACGTCAGGAACTGGCCTACGGTCTTGCCCTTGAGGATCGACGGGTTCGCGTTCGTCGCAGCGTCGCCGGCGATCAAGTCTGCCCGCGCGCTCACGTCCGACCCGATAACCTTCGCGGCCATGCCGGCGCCGAAGAAGTGCGCAGCGTAGAGCGAGGCGCGATTGATCGGGATACCTTTGGATCGCAGGATGGACGCATTCTTCTCGGTGAAGGTCTTGGCGCGATTGGTCTGTTCTTCGGCCGTTGGCTTGAGGCCGCCGAACGCAAGGCGCATATCCGGCCCCCACGTCCCGCCTTCACCGAGCCATGTCGATTTGATGAACTGATAGAGGCCCGAGCCACTGGACGACGCCGCCTTGATATATGGCCGGTCGCCGCTCTCGATCTTGGAAAGCATGGGCCAGTAGTCGTCAGGCAGATCAGTCGGGATGGCACTCGCCTTAGGCACCCCTGCCCGGTCGAGCGCATAGTGGATCGCCTCCACCTGCTCTTGCGTGAAGCCAGCGCCCTTTGCGGCACGGGCGGCGTCGAATACGGCTTTGCGTGGGTCGATGGTCATATCTCATTCCCTTTCAAGCGCATGATCTCAACGGCATCGGTTGCTACCCGCCGCTTGAGGCCTTGCAGCTCACCTTCGAGGTTGACGATCATGTCGCGAAGCTGGTCCGTCTCGGCTTGGCAAATCTTGCGGTGATGGTCGTATTCCTCGCGGAGCTTTCGCTGGTCTTCCATGAGGGCGCGGTTTTCACCGAGCAGGATTTCAACCTGCCTCGCATAGCCATCCCTGCGCGCGTTGCGGTCCTCGATCGAGAGCTTGCGATACTCGCGCCACTCCTTGAGCATCCAGCCTGCGATCATCATTGCCACCACCCAAATGCCGACGCCGTCGGGAGTCCATCCGGGGTTCTTCACGATTGCTTCTAGTAGCGTCTCCACGGTTCAATCCGCCGCCCTACGTGCAGCCGCCATGGGCATCCGCGTACGGATGAAACCTGCCAAGTCATGCAGGAACTCCCCGAGGATGGTCACCTCTTGACGCGCCTGCACCCAAGGCCCCGCCGCCACCATCTGCCCCAGCGCGATCCAGTAGAGCCAGATCCACTGCTCCCGGCTCGCAGGCATGGCGTAGAGCGTCCAGACAACCGGATAGGGCAGGGCAACCAGCCAATCGGTCCAGTGCGAGCCCCGGAACACCAGAGCGGCGAGCACAGCCAGATCGCCGGCCACGTAGACCGGCAGCGGCAGGCGATTACCGGCGGCCTGATACAGACCCTCAGCAATCGCCCACTGCACAAGCAGGGCCAGCGCGCACGGACGCCACAGGCTCCCCGGCGCAAGCCAGAGAGCCACGGTGCCGAATAGGAGCCAGCCCCACCAAGTCACTTTTTGCGGCGTCCCGGGGGTCCATCGCCAGCACCAGTTCCGCCGCCCTGAGGGGTGGCCTGCTGCGGTTTCGGCTTCGGCTTCGGCGCAGGTTTCTTTGCCATTTTAGGTCCTTTCTTGGGGGTGGTTAGGTGGTGCGCGTCACCAGTCGCTGCGCACGCCGACATTTCGGAAACCGGACGTATCCACGTTCCGAGATTTCACTGTCGCAGCGGGATCGGCACTAAGGGCGATCTGCGAGAGGGGGCCGCGAAGAACGCATTCCCCGATCCAGCCTACCGCATTCTCGTACATGCCGAACAAGGTCGGGCGGACGTTGGAGCTAAGCCACAAGTCGCCTAGGTCGGTGTCGAGAACCGTGGCTAGCGCGAGGTTGCGCGACAGCCCAATGGACCGCACCATTCCGCCCGCAGATTCCTTGAGCGAGCCGCCGATTACACCGCAAAACGTTGTGGCCGTGTCGTGTGCCGTGACCATGTTGCAGGACGCAAAGCCTGAATTTTCCATCCCTAGGCCCTTGGCGATCGGGTTGATCGCCAGCACGACGCACTTGGCCGCACCTCCGAAATTGAGGTTATGGCTATTCAGATAGTCAGTGATGATTGCGCCGGCAGTATCGTTGAACGTCAGAACATACCCGTGGAAGCTTTCCGCGCTCACGCCACGAAAGGCATACCGCATATCGAGATTTGTCCCGACGACGACCTTCCGTGTGGCCCCGAGCGTCGTTGGTGCGATCTTGAGCGCCCCGCCGTTATTGTTCGCATCGTTGCCGCCAGCGAACACGAACTTGGTTCCGTCCTCGCTGCCAAAATAGATGTTGACGTTCGCGCCCAAGTAGAACCCCGGCGATGGCCGAATGATCCAGCAATTAGCCCGAAGCGGCTGAGTGCCGTTGGGCATGTGTACGTAGAAGGTCGACCCGACCAGCGCCCAACTCCCCGGCGTTTTCTGGCATGACGCCTGCGAGCCGACCTTACGGAGAAGCGGCAAATTACCGTGAGCATCAGGTTGGCCCGCCGCGAACACGACGCAATCGACTGACGAAACCGTTCCGGTCCACGTAGCGGTGCCCGATCCATCATCGGTCAATGTCGGGAACGTGTTGTCGATTTGCTGGACCCATACGTCTCCCGGCGAGGCGGGGTCCGTGTAGGCAAAAAACGACATATCTTTGGTGGCTGTGACCGTTCCCGAGCCACCTGCGAAACCATATGTCCTATTGTAGTGGGTGGACGATAGCAGCATCGGCCGACCCTTGACGTTGAGCCGGGCCGTCGCTGCTGCGTTCGCATTTGCTGCCGTGATCGCCGCGCTGATGGACTGCTTCGCCGCGCCCGCGCTCAGTCCATCGTTGCTGTCGCTGCCCGCCGCGATATCGACCCAATACACCACGCCCGGCGCAGAGCGGGCTGTGGAGAAGGTATCGAATATCGCTTCTGGCGTAATGCCGATATCCGCCACCACGCGGTCAGCGCGGTAACTGGCATTGACGGCGGTGAACCCGAGCCCCGCGAGAAGCCCGCCTGTCGCGATTAGGTCGGCGGGCAGCGATAGGTTGTTTCGCTGGCCGATCTGCGCGGTCCCGATGCCGTCGATCTGTCCCCCCAACGCACTCCCCGGAGCCGCAGCCCCCGCCGAGGTGGTGGGGCCGCCGAGTTTGGCGTTGGCGAACATTCTGCGGACGAAGTTCCTGGTGGTCACGCAGCGGCCCTCCGCGTGAGGGTTGAGCCGGCGCCGGCACTGAACTTGAGGTATCCCGCGCCGTCGAACGAGTAGATCCCCGCTGCCGTGATCGTCGCCAACGGATTCCCGCTCGCGTCGTAGGCGTTGCAGTTGACGTAGGTTGCCCCGTCGAGCGAACGCTGCGGCTGATACGGCGTGCCAGGCGTCGTGACGAACTGCACCTCGACATCGCCGTACTTGCGGACATCCCACGCGGTGGCGGGGGTAGCCCACGTCTCGGGATCAACGCGGGTGGGCTCCATGGGGTAGCCGTCCTTGGCCATCAGATAATCTCCGCAGTAGCCGAGCCGGTGATCGTGGCGCGGATTTCAATCGTGGTGGAACCGAAGAACGGGAACTCGATGCGGTTCGTTTCGCCGGTCAGAGTGTAGGGGCCGACGACATCCGCCGTGACCGTGCCGAGGCTATCGCGGGCGTCGATCGCTACTGTGCCGGTGCCGGTTAGGCGGAGGCGGGGGAGGCCGGTGGTGGAGCGCCAGACGCCTGAGGTTAGGGGGCCAACTGGCGATGCTGCTTCGATAGCCTCGATATCATCCCTCGCCTCCTGATCGACCACAGGCAGCGTGAACCCCGGCGTGACCGGGGAAACTGCGGAATCGGTCGTTACAGCGGACGACGTGTCAAAGCCGACCTGGTTCACGATGGTGCCGGACGCAGTCAGCGTGAAAACCGTGCTGGCGGTGATCGGGCTCGGCAGAACCTGCGTCTGCAAGGCTTCCTCGTAGAAGTCCGCGATCACCACGTGCCCGGCAAGGTTCGGGTGGAGGGAATCAAAGGATCCGTCAGAGTTTTGGCGAAACTCCCGAGGCGTCAGGCCTGCAGCAATATCAGCCGTGTTTCCGGAAAAAGCCGGGTTGGCCCGATCCTGCAGATACTTGAGCAGGGTCCGCCCATTCGGGAACCCGGAGGTCGGCAGCGAGCGAGGGCGAGATCCGGGATGTACAGTCTCGTTGCGGGTGTTCCACGCATTCATCGCGGAAAAGCACTGCGAGGTGTACGTGACACCGTCGATGACGACTGGCGTACCATCAGCGGGCCACGAGGCGTCGGGAAGCACGTCGCGGGTCATGAACCGGTTGCCGTCCGCTGCAGCCGCGAAGGCGTCGACGATCGGGTAGGCAAACACGTTGACGTGATTGCCATCAGGGCCCGGCACGCCGCTGTAGAAGATGTTGTTGCCGACCCCACAGTAGTTGTCCGACGAGGCTTTGAACTGCGCGACATCCGGGATGAAGCGCACTGCACCGGTGAGCGTGATCGCAGCCAGTCCCGCGTCCTGCGTGATGGTGTAATCGTTGGCAGCGCCGTTCGTGATAGCGACGGTGACGTGCCGGGTCGTCGTGCCGTCGATAATTGTGCCGGCCATCGTCAGGCCGTCAATTACGTCTGAGCCCCCGGTATTCAGGAACGCATATGCCGCGCCGGCATCGATTGGGTTATTGCCGTTGATCGCAGTCAGCGGCTTGGATGCCGCACTGCCGACTGCGCCACCTGCCGGAAGGGCGTTGTCTGCTACGGTGAGATAGAGATCGTAGCCCGGCAGGCCGGCGCGATAAGGCTGGCGGATGTCGGACGAATAGCGCGCCGTGAAACGCGAGGTCACGCCGCGCCGCGCCGCCAGGATCGTATGCCACTTGGGCACGTCAGTCGCGTCGTCGATGCTGTTGCCCGAGACGAAGAAGTCCTTCACCGCCGCCCAGTCCTTTGGGACATAGCTGCGCGTGTCGCCATCGAGGGTAACGCTGGTAGACCCCCACGATATCATCTGCGTGTCGGGCTGCGTGCCCGTGACAGCCCATGTGGCTTCGACCACGCCATCGCCGCCCCCCGAATACGACGCGACGGTGAATCCGGAAATCTTGAGTGGGATGAGATCGGAGGCCTGCGGAATCGAAACCCAGTCATCCTGCGTCAAAGGTGGGCTATCAGCGGCCGCCCCGCTCGGTCGCCCAGAGTAGCGGAACTCCCACAAAACATTGGGGAACACGTCGTTCTGCAGGAAGCGCGTGAATTCCTTCACGTCAGCGCTGGTGATGCCGACACGGTTATTTCGCTCCGTTAGTGTTCCCTGCTGGAGCGGGACTAACCACGATGGGCGCTTCCATCCCGTGTTCGTCAGGTTGTCGGCGGGGAGATCAAACCAGCGCTGGTCTGAAACGACCCAGACGAGCATCCCGGCGTAGCGCTGATCCGTGGGGATAGCGCCGCGTGCGCCGTAGTCGGGGACTATGATCGGCGCCTGGCCAGCATAGGGCAGCACTGTGTCGATGTAGCTGGTGATGATCGAGGTCAACCACCCCGCCGCCTCCCATCCACCCGATATCCGCTGATAGAACCCGTTCGCAGGGTCAGTCGCAGAGCCGTTGTTGCGGTAGACGTAGCCTATGGTGCCGATAGGGGCGGAAGTGTCGGCGTCTCGGGCGGTGGTGGTGGCGTAGGCTTCGAAGCTGCCCGCGGCGAGGCTGTCGATATCAATGCCCAGCACCGTCAGGGCGTCGAGGATTTCTTGCTTATTCGGCCAGTTGGCTCCGCTGGGTGGCACGTTTTCAGTGCGCCACAGACGAAATGCCGATTTAAGGAGGTTGGTGCCGCCGCTCATGGGTAGACACCCGTCATGTCTTCCACAAATCGCAGGGCCTGCCCGTCTGCGTACCCCATCGTTCGGGGAGCCCGCATTTCCCCGTCGATGCGCATGGTGCAGCGGGGATTGGCGAAATCGAGGGTGGCGCCGGCGGACGTCGCCTCACGCAGTGGCGGACGGATGCGGATCGTCGCCGTGGTAGCCGTGGAAGCCAGAACCTCTGCGACCTTGTAGGCCCGGTTGCGCCACGTCGCGTGGTCGATCGAGAACCAACCTCGCGGCGATCCGTCGAGCAGCGCGATGTTGATCTGGATGACCGTCGCGCGAAGGGCGGCGTCGGCTGCCAGCGTCACATCGGTGCCCGGCGTCTCGTACAAGCTCTCGTCGGAGAACGGCGTGTCGTCGCTATGGGGCACCCCGTCGAAGAAGAACGCCGGCTGATGGCGCCCGTCGCAGAACGAAACAGACATCGGCACCAGGCCGCCGTCCATCATCGCGTCGAGCATGTCCCAGGCGTTAGCAACCTCGGGGTCGTCGAGGTCGAAATCGTTCAGTTCGAGGACAATCCTGCCCCCGCCATCCGTGCCGATCAGCGTTTCGTCGCCGCTAAGCGCCGTGCCCCCGGTGATGACGCGACGGTCGATGTACGGTTCGGTGCCGTTGGGCGCGAAAAGACAGACGGGGAATACCTTCATGCGCGACAGCATGCGCGATGCCGAAGCGCGGTTTTCCCGCTCTCGAAAGGCCAATCAGGTTACCGTCACCTCGATCGGACCCGTGCGAGCAGATGCGGTGTTCGAGGCGTTGAAGGCCAGCGTCCAGAGGAACCATGTGCCAGCGGTCAACGTCTGATCGAACGTCTCGGTCGTTGAGCCGGGGCCGGTGAAGTCCGATCCCACCTGCGACGCGCTGCCGAAGCTGGAGGTGGTGCCGGCTAACAACTCGCTATGCCCGAAGTTCGCCGAGGTGCTGTTCGACCAGCTACCCGTCGCCTTGCCCACGTCTCCGGTCGCCGTGAACGACGTGTTCGGCTCAGGCGCGAGGTTTGCGGTGCTGGTGCTGACGGTGGAGGTCGCCGACCATTCGGACACACGGCCATCGCCCGTCGAATAGGCAACGGCCACGTCTACCGCGATCTCCGCAGGGACTACGGACGTCACCAGCAGCGCCGCGGGACCGGAGTCGATGTCGCTGTATTCCTGCTCGTTCCAGGAGGCGTCTGTCGTGGACCTCCACCTCGCGAACCAAGTGATGTCGTCGCGGTCGTAGCCTTCGACTACGATGCGGACGCGCGCGCCGGTGCCGGTGGAGTTTAGTTCCGCGGTGGCGGTTGTGATTGTGGGCGTTTCGAGGGGTTGCGGGGCGACACGGTTGCCAACGGGTGCCGGTTCTCCCTCCTCGGTGGCTGGGTTCCAAGCGTCGATATTGGAGTCGATCGCAACCCAGGAGAACGTCGCGCCGCCCGTCATGATGTTGCGGGTCACTTCGGTGATTTCGACCGGGCCGTCATAGAAGGTCGTGCCCGCCTCGATCAGCCGCAGGGTGATGAATCGTTCCCCACGCACGGCGCGCCCGGCCGGGTTGGTACTCACCGTGCCGCGGTGGATCGCGTTCTGGCGAGCCATCTGCCGCTTGGCTAGGCGGCGAACCTGGCCATGCGAAGGAACTTGAGGCTCAAGGCTGTCGGACAGGATCTGGCCGCGGCGGGCGATGTCGTCTTCGTCGCGCCACGAGTCCGTTTCTACCGTGTTGTAGTCGTGCAGAGCGGAGACGTAGGAGCAGGCGATTTCGTTGATCGCATCGTCATCGTCCCGGCCCACCCCTGCCCATTCGAAGGCGATGATTTCGTCGGGGCCGATCTCGACCGTAGGGGCGTAGAACTGGCCCGCGAACACGATAAATGCGCCCTGGCTGTTCGTGCCCAGCCAACCGTCGCACGCCTTCATCAGCGAGGCTTTGACCGAAGCATGCGTGTCGGTGTGCTTATGGGAGACGCAGGAGCGATAGCGCGGCTCTGTGCCGCCGGCCTTAAGGGCGACGGGCTGCTCGCAAACGTCGGACGCCCCCTGCCAGTAGGCAATCGTCGGCGCAATCTTGGTCACGAAGTTGATCTGCTCGCGCACCAGCATGTAGTGCAGCAATTGCCGCACCGGGTTCTCGGTCCACGTCCATCCAGCCTCATCAGTCGGATCGGCAGCGTGCGGGTCGGGGCAACGCTGCCAGCGCGCGGCCATGGAGCCGACCGGGACGCCGCTAGCCGGGTATGTATCCTGAAACTTCTTCGCCTTCACCGATTCAGCAGTGACGGCAAGGATCACGACACCATCGCCGCGGTGATTGGAGGTCCACACGACCGGCAGAAGCGAGACCAGCGGCGCGATTGCGGTGCCTGGAGTGCTGCCATCGGTGTAGTACATCTTGACCGCGCCATCCTGATAGCGCTTGTCATCACCCTCGTTGACGGTGTTGCCGCTCAGGGTCGCTTTGTCGTCGCCAAGGTAGAGTTGCAGCAGGCCATCCATGCTCCCGTCGTGAACGGCGAAAACATCGACCGCAGTCCCGTTCTCAGCCGTCTCATACAGGATGTAGGCGCCGTAGAGCCGCGACGCGCCGTAGCCCGATGTGCGAACCGGCCGGGAGGTCTTTACCGCTGTTTCGGTGGTGTCCGGCTTGGGTGAAGATGGGCCAAGGCCTAGGATTCCAGATAGTGCTTGGATGCCGCCAACGGTGACGCCTAGCGTGATGGCGGCAGACAGAACCTGCCCGAAGGTCAATGCCGCCGCGGCAGCGGCACCTACCGCACCGCCAGCCAAGGTTCCGTAGACGGCTCCGGTGATCGCCTGCCCTACGCCGGGCACGAAATTGATCGCGATGGCGGCCCCGATTAGCACCAGCTTGCCCAGAAACTTACCCATGGCCGGTTGCCCAAACTGCAATGATGTGATGCGGGGCGACGGTCGCGAAACCGATCCCGCGATTGCCGACGAATACCCAGCGACGTCCGGTGTAGATCGAGGCCGCATCCTGTCCAGCGATGCGGATCACGCCTATGTCGCCCTCGACAGGATCGCCCTCGCGACGGTCAACACCGGATGACGCGAAACCTGCGTCGAACACGGCATCAAGCCCACCAGCCTCGCGAATGATGGCTTGCGCTTCGTCCTCGCTTTCGTATCCACGCCAGGCGGCAATCGGGTCGGGAAGGCCAAGCAAGAGCGCCCAATCGGCGGGCACGGTAGCGCAGTCATGCACACCAGCCTCGCGGCGCCGATCGCTGAGCGTCAGCAGGTATTCGCCAAGCCGCATCAATCCGGCCCCCACCTTCTAGAGGTCCCGGCATTGATGCCGGCAACATTGCTGAAAATCGCGTCATCGTTGGATCGGCGACGCTGGTCGGCGTCGGTGAAGAACGCGATGTTCGCCCGGCCGCGCGTGGACGGGCCTTGCACGATGGTGAGGGTGACTGATCGAGTGGCATTGCCGTTGCCGTCGCTTTGAGGACGGCTGATCACCAGCGAGCGAGCCTCGAACACTTGCTCCCAGGACACCGTAGCGAGTTGCCAATCGGGATCGAACTCGACCGTCGCGACATCAACCCGAGCTCCACGCACAGATGGCGCATCCTCCAGCGCGAGACGGGTGCATTCCTCGTCCACACCCGAGACGGTGAAGTCCAGGCGCTCGACAGTGCCGCCGATCAACTGCTGGAAGTCGGGCACGGTGATAAGCTGGCCGCCGCCGAGCGCGATCGCGCCGACTGGCAGCACGTCGTCGGCCGGGATGTAAAGGTTGCCGACACCAGACCATAGGAATGCGGGCGGATCGCAGTCGATGCGGAAAAGGATGCTTTCACGAAGCGATGCCATCAGGTGCCGTCCCGCTGGAAGGTTGCCAGACGACCGGGGACGGCCTTGAGGATGTTGGTCCCCATACTCTGGGTAGCCTGCAAAGCCTGCTGACGAACACCCTCGATGTGCTGCAGAAGCTGGGGCGTCATGATCCCGTGACGCGCATCCAGGTTGAACGACTGGTTGACGATCGTGTTCTGCACCGGTCGAACCGCTACAGCAGATGCGCCGGACATCGATGCGGCGGCGCGTGAGTTGGATAGCGCGGCGATGTTCTGCACACCCACGCGCTTGACCGTTTCGGCAGGCACCACGTACTCACCCTTGTGGACGACGCCTGCGACCTGGTTCTTAGGGCCGTCGCCGGTATAGCCGCCCGACGCGAAGCCGAGGGTCTTCCGGATGCCGCCGATAATCCCGCCGCCACCGCCACCAAGCGCGCCGAACACCGCCTGCTGCACCGCCAGCTTCACCAGATCCGCGATGATCCCGTTGATGACGTCGCCCGCGATGCCGCCGAGCTTGATGTATTCCTTCGACGCGTTGGCGAGCCCGTCAGCAAGGCGGTCCACGGCGTCGACCTCGATGCTCTCGACGGCATCACCCATGTTCGCGGCGGTCTTGCGTACTTCCTCGCGGCGCTGCTCCAAGGGGGATGCATTGTCGCGGCGGATACCCTCTGCGTCGGAGGCTTTAAGCTGGCCGAGTATGTCGAGCCGCTTCTGTGCGATATCCTTCTGTGCCTGGGTCGACGCCTGACTGGCGATCACCGCGTCGAGGTCGGCTTTCTCTTGCTCATAAGCGATATCGAGAAGGCGCAATTCGATATCCCGACGCGCGGTACGGCTATCGACGAGCGCCTGCTGACCGCGCAGCAGATCCTCGTCGTTTTTAGATGCCGCCTGCGCAGCGTCCAGAGCCTCGCGATCAAGCTGCTCCTGCCGGTCCTGATTGATCTTTTTGCCGAGCAAGCCGGGCTGCACAGTGATGGGCCCGCTCTCAGCCGGCGGCGCTCCGTAGATCGTAGCGATGCGGTCAAGCTGAGCCTGCCGCTGCGTCGGCGACAGGCCCTTCTCCTGGTTGACCTCGTTGATCCGCTGCTTTCGTTCCGCAGCAAGCATTTCGGTCTGGATCTTCGCGCGCTGGTCGGCTGATGTCGCGAGGCTAAGGCGCGCCTGCAATTCTTCCTGCGTCAACCGGTAGTTATCGCGATCAATGGCAATCTGCTCGCGGGCCGCCTTCGCGGCTTCGGTCGCTTCCTTACGATCTGCAGCCTTCTGCGCCCGCGTCGATGCCTTTGCATCCTTGTCGCCCTGAGCGCCGGCACTAGCCGACTGGTAGTCTGACTTGTCCTTGCTCGAAGCCTCCTGCGCCGCCTGTGGCGACAAACCTTCCTTGCGGTACTTCTTGTACTGCGTCAGTTCGAATTTCTGCGCCTCAAGACTATCGACCTGAGACTTGATACCGCGCTCACGGGCAACGGCGAGGTCGCGCGTGACGCGGGCGAGATCGCCCTCGACGTCGCGGCCATTCTCCCGCTCAGACGGAAGCAAGCGCTGCTCAAGCGATTCCTTTTCCACCTGCTCTCGGTTCTTGATCGCCTGGGCTTCACGCTTCCGCGCTTCGTTGATGACCCTGAGGGAATCGGCCTGCTCCTTAGCCTGTTGTGGCGTCTGCAGGTTGCCGAAGCGAGCGCTTGAACTGCCTGACTGCTGAGCGTTGGCGAAGCGCGTTTCGGCGTCCTGCCTGTCCTTTTTGGCGTCCTGCTCCTGCTGCTTGGAGGTAGCAATAAGCTCTTTTTTGCGCTGCTCGGCCAAGTCTTTCAGGCGCGCTGCGGCCTCACCGACTGCGCCAGCGAACGCCAGCATCTTGCCGGCCGACGACGCGGCATTATTACCCACGGTGGCAATTGCGGATGCCGCCAAGCGCGCGTTCTGATTGATCGTGAGGGTCGTGTCGGCGAGGTCGTCACCGCGCTTCTTGAATTCCTCGCTGTCGAAGGCCGCCTTCTTGGCGGCGCTCGAATAGTAGATGACCGCCGCAACCAAGGCCCCGATCGCCAGAATAGGCAGGGCGCCGGCGAGCGTGGAGAGTGTGCCGGCGAACAGCGCTGATATCGCCACGCCCGCGCGCTTGGAAAGCGTGTTGGCCTCGACGGCTGCAGTCTCCGCAGTGGTGGCGACTGCAGTGCGGGTCTGCGCTGCCGCGAGCGCGGTTTCCGATGCCGCGACCTCTGCGTTCACCGCCGTCAAAGCGCGCCGGGTGATGATCTGGGTCTTGAGATCCTGATTAGCGCGAGCGGCGTCAGGGCTGCTACGTGTTACGCCGATGCGACCGAAGCCCAGGGCGCTCTGAGCCGCGAGCGACTTCTGCGCCAGCAATGCGTCGGCGCGCTGTTGCTGAATTAGCGCAAGGTTCTGGGCAAGCTGCGCCGCCTCCTGCTTGCGGGCGGCAAGGGTCGCCTCAATGCCTGCGACCTCTGCCGCCGCTGCCTCGCGCACCGCAGTAGCCTGCAGCGCCGCCATTTGAGTCCGGCTGACGTAGGAAGCGTTGCCGGCAAGGATTTGTGCGGTGGCCTCCCGCTCCAGGCCGATAGCGCGCTGGGTCGCGGCGGCCACACCGTCGAACGCAAGGGCGCCGACCTTGAGCGCGCCATAGCCCGCGGCGATGCCCGCCAGCGCTGGGATCACCACGTCGAGGTTGTTCGCGAGCGAAACCACAGCTCCCGAGAACTTGGCAGTGAGCGACAACGCGCCGTCTGCCTGTCCAACGTATCTACCAAGGGCATTGTTCAAGATCGTGAACGAAGCACCGATGGTAAAGTTGGCCTTCGCCGCCTGCGCCTCTAAATCAGCCGATCCCTTGAGAAAGCCCTGAAAGAATTCTCTGCTGGTGACCGTTCCCGCGATCACGTCTGCGCGCAGCTTGGCGATCGAACCGCCGTATTTGTCGATGCCGCTGGCGACGGCCTGCAAGATCGGACGTGCACCCTCGTTGATCGAGTTGAATTCTTCTGCCCGCACGATCGGCGAGCCAAGCGCCTGAGACAGCTGCAGTAGCGCGCCCTGGGCCTCGCCGGCCGAGCCACCTTGCACCTTGAGGGCGGCGGCGACGCCGTTGGTGAATTTCAGGAGGTCGGATTGCCCCGCCCCCAGCTCTTTACCTGCTTGCGCGAGGCGGCTGTAGAGCGTGCCGACTGTCTCAAGCTCCACGCCATATTTCTGCGATACGTCGAACAGCCTATCTTGCACGCCTGCCAGGTTGCTGCCCTCAAGGCCCGCGACCTTAAGCTGGTTGGTGAAGCGAGTGTAACCATCGGCCAAGGCAGCTATCTGCTGAGCGCCAACGCCAGAGGCGAGCGTGCCCGCCAGTCCGCGCAAGGTGGACTTGATGCTGTTCGAGGATGACTCGAACTGGTTCTCAAGACGGCGCATGGATTGCGCCTGAGAATCGAGATTGCGGTTGACCCTGTCGGTGACGTTCTGGACGTCGACCCGGTACCGCATGACATCGGCCTGCAGCCTGAGGATTACGGGGTCGATTTCCGGCATAGCGTCATGCTACGAACCGGGGCGGTCGGTTATTACCGCTATTGAGGGGTTGGGTATGCGGGGCCTGAAACTCGGGATTGTGGGCGCTCTGGCTCTAGCGTCAGGATGCGATGACACCCCAAAGCGCAAAGAAGGCGCGACCCTAGCCTGTGAGGCTTACGTAAAGGATGGCCTGAAAGCGCCATCGACATATAGCCGGGTGTCGGCCTCTTCGAATATTGAGAGCAAAGAGCTAGGATCGGTATCGATTGAATATGATGCTGAAAATTCTTACGGCGTACCGTTGAGAGGACGCCAATCCTGCGCCTTCAAACTTGATGAAGAAGGAAAGTGGCCGGAGCCTTGGGCCGCGAACTTTGCCGCCGAAGGATCGGTGCTGGAAAAACATACGCGCAGCATCAATTCGCCCGGCAACCCTGATTCCGATCTGAAGGCGACAGGGTCGTCGGGATACGACTGCTGCCTCGCTACGGAGGAGGAGTGATGGCAAAGCATTTCCCCACCCCGGAAGAAAAGCGAGAGCAGGGCCGCCTGCGGATCGCGAAAACAGCGGCGCAACTACCGGACGCGAAGTTCAAGCCGATCCCGAACACAACGGCGGCAGGCTCATGTAAGGCATGCCGCGCCGCCGGAAAGAAGTCCTACCGCGCCGCCGATGTTCCCTTGATGCCTCTGCCCGAGTGCCCGCATCCCGACCAGTGCGCCGGGATTTACCGGACCATTTGGCCTTGATGTAAGGGCGGCCCCGTAGAGCCGCCCTTGCATCCCTCAGCGATCCGCCGCAAGCGCCGTTCGCTAGGTTAGCCCTTGTGGATAGTTTGCCTAACGCATATTTTCCTGTCATGTGGAAAACATGAGTCGAAGCAAAGGGCGTGCGGTGGGGGCAGATCGCATCAGTTCGGGAACTGCGCTGTGAATCGCGCGTTGCCGGTTTATTCACATTGGAAGCGTATCGTCGAAACCATGCAACGGGGGAGCCGCTGGATGGAAAAACACGTGTCTATGAAGGTCGAACTGAGCGTCCACCTTGCCTACGACGAGGAGGCGAACGTGTGGTATGTTGCATCCTCTGATATTCCAGGTCTTTTCCTTGAGGCTGATACCCCGCAAGAATTGATTTCGCGCTTAAAGGAGGCTGCTCCTGAAATGCTCGCGCTCAACCTTGCTGAAATTCTGGAAAAACAGCCGATGAAGAAGCCCAAAAAGGCGCCTCGCATTTCGCTGCTTCCCGTCTTCGACAGCCCGATGGAACTGGCGTTTGCCTGATCGTGCCTGGATACACGCCTGAGCTAAAGAAGCTCCTCTCCCAATCAGGTTGCGAATTTTTCCGTCAGGGCAAGGGGGACCATGAAATTTGGTCCACCCCCAGCGGCTGCAAGATAATAGTCGATGGGAACATTAAGTCCCGCCATACGGCTAACGGCGTCTTGAAGCAGGCAGGCCTAGACAAGGCCTTCTAAAGCCGACCTCATGCTGCGAGCTTCAAGCTCTATGCGCATCAACAAACCGCCGCAGCCTTTCGGGATCGACAGAACCGCTGTTTCCGCCCTCAGGCTGATGCGCCTCGTTGTGGGCCTCCAGGGCCTCGAAATACCCCGATAGCGACAGGCGCTCCCAATCGAGGTGCATCCCGCCACAATTAGCGATCAGCTGTCCTTTTCGGAGGGGCTGGGGTTCTCGATATCGCCCGCGTCCGGCGCTTTTTTTTTGAGATCGATGCCGACGATCGCCGCGTGGAGAATCGACCAGGCGACGTGCAGGCCTTCAATCAGGGGGCGGTTTGGGAAGGTGTAGGCTTCCACCAGTTCGTTGGCGCGGCGAGGGCCGACCTCGATATCAGCGCCGTCGACGGTTCCCGCGTTGCCGCCCTGCAGCCCGAGGCGGATCACCTCGCGGATGTCGGTAGCTTTGGCATCGCCGCCGCCGAGATAGACCGGCTCATCGCCATTAAGGCCCAAGCCCGCACCCATCTCGTCGTACATACGGAAGATCGACTTGCCGCCGGCCTTCCGTTCAAGCTCGATCACATGCGGGAGCGCGAGCCAGAACGAATAGCGGCCATCTGCGAAGTCGAGATCAACCCGAGTGTCTGGCATTAGGGCGCCGGGGTAAAGACGAGCGGGCCGTCGCCTTCAAGTGTGATTTCGACAGTACCGGCGTCATCGGAGGTCTGGTCGAACGTCTCGTTGTGCGTGGTGAGCATGGCGGTCCCGGAATAGGTGCCGAGCAAATCGCCCAGATCGTCCGTCTCGTTATCCTTGTAGAGCGGGACCGAATAGATGCGCTTGACGCCGAACGCGTCGGCATATTCTTCCTGCAGATCGACGTTGCTCTCGCCGCTTCCTGAGATGCTCCAGGTCGTGCCGTTGTTGCGGATCTTGCGCTGGGGCGGCGCGAATGGAGCAGCGCAGTCGCGCACCTGGCGCTCGCCAAGCGTGACACTGCGGTTGATCGTCACATTGCGGATGCCGCAAAGCAAAGCCAGCACGGCGGGCGGGCCAGCAGCAGTCTGGATCTGGATCAAGGCTAGGTCTGCGCTATTCGGAATGCTCACGGGCAAGTCTCCAGCATGGGTTTGCTGGAGGTTACGGCGCGTCAGTCAACCGATTTACCGCCCTCTATGGCATGGAAGCGGGCGCGGGCACGATCTGCCTCCCAATCCGACTGTTCGGGTGCGGCAGCCTCAATGATAACGCAGCGCAAGGCGTGAGCAGCTTCCTCATCGCCCGCCTTATCAAGGCGATCTGCCGCCTCGGCGATGTCATCGGGATCGACCGCCTCGACGCGGATCATCTGTGCCAGGAATGCGGACAGCATGCGCTCTGCGAGGGGTGTTTCCATCCCCTCCAGCCTATCAGCCTGCGTAGGTTCGGGCAATGACTGAGACGATGCCATGCCAGGCGCTCGCCTCGGAACCGTCTTGCATCAGGCGCGAGGACCGGGCGACGAAGCGATATCGCCGCCCGCCGACGATGAACGCATGATTGTGAATCGCTTCGACGACGGCGCTGTTCAGCCGGCCAGCATGGTCGCGTGCAGTTTCGAGCAAGCCTCCATCTTTTGGATCATCGCCGACGTAGCGAGGCTTGGCGAAGCTATGCAGTTGAAACGTCACCTCGGCCCGCGCTGAACAGCCTCGTCCCTGCGGTAGCGATTGCGTCCCGTCGATGCGCACGAACGGCCACGCGGGTTCTTCGGTGACGGGATCAATCGAAGCCTTCGCAACGATCGCGGTAAGCGGTGCATTGCCTTTCAGGCTGATCGTGCATGCGCGTTCGACCTCGCGCAGGAGGTCACTCGCCAACGGCCTCATCCTTCTTGGGCTTCGGTGCGGGCTTGAGGGCGTCGGCCTTTTTCGCCGCGTCGAAGACCTCGTTGCTGACCTCGATCTCGACGTTCGGCGGATAGATGGCAGTGCGGTGATTCGGCAGCGGGTGGTGGAACTCGCGGGAGAAGGTGACGCTGTGCATTAGGTGTCTCCTGATTTTGAGCGCCTGACGACGCGATCGACGGCTTTGCGGACGAGCTGGGTTGCCTGCTTGCGCTTGGCGTCTGCGGCAGGCTGCATGAAGGGCCTGGCGGGTAGCTTGGAGTGGCCGAACTCCTGAGCGGCCGAATACGGGGCGTTGCTGCTCACTTCGACCACCAGCGGGTTGATCTGGGTCGTCTCGATGTTGTTGGCGAGAACGCCGGTGTCTTGGTTCGGCGGCTTGCCTGGCTTTGATGGCACGTGCTTCGCGCCGCTCACTGCGCCCGAGGTGATGCTGATTTGCGCCTCGACTTGGATCATCTCACCGGCCGCGAATAGCGCCTTGCCGACCTCGCGGATCATATCCGGCCCGGTCAGCTTCTTCATGCGCGCGGCATGCGCCTTGGCGCCGATCAGGCTGGACTTAGCCACGGCGGCCCGTCCCAACCCACCCGGCCGCAACCGGATCTCTCTCCAGCGACGAAACAGACCACAGCCCGGCATGGGGCCCGGCCAGCACCTCGATCATCGCGTCGGTGCCCAGCGTGCCTGTGAGCGTCGCAGCAAGCACGATGAAGCGCACGTCCTTTTCGACGAACTTAGGATCGTTGCGCATGTCGGTGGTGACGAGGTCGATCTGCACCGAACAGGTCCGGTGCACGACGCCGCCGGGGGTGATGATGCTCCCGCCGTCGTCATAGACCGGTGCGGTCTGCTCGATCGTGCGGGCGTCGTGATAAGGCCCACCGAATACCGCGGAGAACGCGAGGCCGATGTCGGCGAAGGCGCTGGGCATGTCCATTTAGCAGGGCGTCCCGAGGAAGCCGATCAGGACAGGCCCGCCGAATAGCCGGCGCTGGATCTCGGCGAACATTTGGCCCCAGATCGTCGATCCGTATCCGCCCTTCGCACGCGCCGACACGACACTATCGCTGATCGTGGCAGAAAATGTGCCAGATTTGAAACTGGTCGCCCCAGTGGCCGCCAGCGTTGCGGCGCCGGCCGGAAGTCCCACGCTGTTGCTCGCCAGTAGATGCGCGGTCAGGTATTCCGTCGCGTCCTGCTGCTCGTCGCCGTAGTTCTCGCCGACGCGCCGCTCGGCCTTGACCGCCCAGGCGTCGTACTGCGGCTGCGTGAGTGTGGAGAACGCCGGGTGGAGCGTCTGGAACTCGGTTAGGGTGAGGCGGGTGTAGGGCATCAGGTGTCCTTACGAAAAGGGCCGCCGCGTGCGAAACGAGGCGGCCCCTGTGTGTGAGCGATGAGCCGCTTACTTGGCGGGCTTGGTCAGCGCCTCGACCTGCTTGGTGAGGTCGGCCTTGTCCTTGGCCAGAGCCTTGTTATCCGCCGTCAGCGCCTCGACCTGCTTGGTGAGGTCGGCGACCTGGGCCGCGAGAGCCTTTACTTCGCCGTCGTCGGATGCGGATGCGCCCGGCTTCTTCCCAAGGTCGGGAACCTCGCCAATGATGTCGTCGGCGTCGATCTCGACAGACTGGCCGGGGTCAATCCAGACGGTGCCGGCCTTGGTATTCACGCCGCGCGGGCCGAGGTGGTAGTTCGTGAGCTTCTTCATGATCAGATCCCATCCCGGTAGCTGACGCCCTTGGGGCGATAGATTTCCGTCTGGCCGACGTTCATGATGCCGTCGACGCGCCAGGACATCGAGGACAGCGGGTGCAGCGGCAGGAAGGTGAACGCGCCCGGCAGGAAGAATTCCAGCACGCCGGGGTTGCGAGCATAGGCGACCATGCGCTTCGTGCCGCCGGCGCCTGCCGTCTCCAGTTCGCGCGCGGGCATGATGTTCAGCGGCTGACCCGTGATCGCGGTATAGGCGTTGTTCTGCTGCAGGAACGCCAGGACCGTCATGCCGGTGTCGCCCATGCGGGTCGTCGAGGCATCGAGGAAGCTGGAGGTCGGGAGCAGCAGCGTGTCGGCCAGCTCGGTTTCCTTCGTGCTGGTGTACACGTCGGTCAGCGCGAGGTTGATGTCGCGGGCCTTCTGGTCTGGGGTCTTCGTGGCCCAGGTCGTGGTCGTGCCAGTTCCGTCTGCCGGAACATTGGCGGTCGGCACCGTTGCGTTGTTCAGCAGGCCGGTGAAGCCCTTCTCGGTCGAACCGGTCATGGCGCGATCGTAGATGAACTTCTCGCCGATCTTGCGAGCGCCCGAGGCGTCACGGGTGTTGATGTCGACGCCCATCTTCGAGGCGCGGTTCACTTCCTGCAGCGACAGTTCGTAGCCGCAGCCTGCGAGGTGGAAGTTCGACACGCCCTGGGCCATCTGGGCCGAGGTGTTGGGGATGTCGAAGCCCTTGCCCGAAAGGTACTCGGCCTTGCCGGCGGGGCCAGTGAGGGATGTGACGATCGTCCCGACATCCCACATGTCGCCGTCTTCGTTGGTCGGGATGTACATGGCGTAATTGAACGCCGGGTACTTCTCTTCCATGACGGTCGCATGGGTGCGGTAGAGGGCGGGGCGAGCGAAACCGAAGGCCTGCTGCGCGTCGGCGAAAATCTGACCGGTCATTATTGTGCCCCCTTAGCGGCGCACGATACGGCAGATGCCGTTCGTTACGGTTTCGTCTGCGATCCATCCGGTCGCGATGTGGGTTGCGTCAGCGGCAGTGGAGCCGATGCCGTCTGCCGCGCCTGCGCCCGTACCAACGGTGATCGCAGCGTCATCGACGACTGCACCGGTCACCGTGACGTAGATCGCGCCATCGGTGAGGATGCCGGCCGTGGCGTACTGCGGGTACGTGTCGACCGCGCCGGTGATGACGGCGGGGACGATGCCCCGGTCAGCGATGGCCCAACCGTAGAAGGTTGCGAGCGTGCCGACGGTGGTGATGCAGCCGTGGTCGTTGGCACCGCGATAGAGCGGGGCGCCGAAGGCAGCGCCTGCAGCGGATTCGACCGTGCGGCTGATGCGGTTGGAGGTTTCGCCGTTGGCGATCATGCCGGGGTAGCCCTTGGGGTAGTCCTCGGCGTAGGTGGTCTGAATCGTGATTGCCATGATAGTGGCTCCTTACGCTGCGGCCGAGGTGGCAGGGGTTTTCCAGGCGTTGCGGCGGGCTTCCGAAGCCTTCCGCTGCGCATCGGCGAGGGTGGTCTGCGCGTCGAGCGTGACGACCGGCGAACCGATCGGCTGCACCTCCTGGTCATCGACCTTCGTGTCCTTGGTCAGGACCGCGAACGAAGCGGCGATCTGGTCGGCGGTCCATTCCTTGGCCGTGTCGCCCATCTTCGCGGTGACGGTCGCGGCCATGATCTGGCCCTCGTCCATCGCATCGGTGACGGTGACGCCCAGCGCCTTCGCGCGGCCGGCGGTCAGCAGCAGCGCCTTGCCGGCGTCACGAAGCTGCGCCGGGGTCGGCTTGGCGTCCTTCACCTGCTGTTCGAGCGTGGTGATCTTCGCGTCCTTGGTCTGGCCCTCGGCAGTGAGGGTGGACACCTTGCCGGTCAGGTCGGTGACCTGGGTGGCGGCGGTGTCGCGCGCGGCGATGAGGGTGGCGATGGTCGTGGCGGCGGTGTCCACGTTCGATACGTCGACGGACAGCCCATCGATGACTACAATCTTCGGCACAGGGCTCTCCTGGGTGAGGGAATCGAGGATGTTGGAGGGGAGGGCATCGCAGACGGCGAAACCGTCCTTGATGGCGCATTCGGAACCGGCGCGGCCGCGATCGACCAGCGCGACATGGTTTCCGGCGATGGAGGTCTGGCGCGCCTGGCACTTGGTGCCGTCGGCTGCGGTGAAGTCGCCGAATTCGAGGTCGGCGCTGTAGCCGTTGCTCAGTTCGCGCTTGCCGGCGTCCACCTTGGCGATGGCGCTGGCGTCGGTCAGCAGGAGGTCGAAGGCCAGATACCCGCCTTCCTCCCACTTGGCGCCCATGATGGTGCCGCGCGATAGTTCGCGGTGGTTATCGGCGGTGACGGCGACCGAAGGGTGGTTGTCGGTGATCGGCTTGCCGATGAAGCTGTGGACGGCCTTGTGATCGAAGACGGTCTTTTCGTCCCGCAGCACCTTCACGATCGCGGTGTCGCGCAGACCGTGCTTGTTGTCGGGGTCTACCTCAGTGCCAGCATAGTCATAGACGCCGGTACGCGCAGCCCGCGCGCGGACAGCCAAATAGCCGTCGCTGGTGCGGCGCGGGGCGTCTAGCGTGAGGCTGTCGGCAAAGTACATGGCCCGCACGATATGGGCGAGCGCCGTTGCGGTTTACCGCCGTTGTTTTAACGTGTTGGTTCTACAAAGGAGAATCAGTTTGGACAACAATCAGGCACTCGCAATTATCACTGCTTTGCGCGGCATCCAGCAGCAGCAAGAACAGCAGACGGAGGCACTCAAGAAGATTGCCGAGGCTCTCGTAAAGCTCGATCAAACGGCACAGCTTAAGTAACCTCAGTCAAACGTAACCACCGCTTGCGACCTGCACCCGCAGTAAGGCAACCGCCCAGGTAGATCCTGCGGCGCCGTAGCATCGGTGTAATCCTTGCCGTCCCGCGCTGCGTGCTCGGGGCGGTAGTGGAGCTTATGGCTCGATCGCCACTTCCACGTATCGATGCCCGCTTCCCGCCGGCGCTCTTCGGCGAGCGCGCTGGTTAGCTTCGTGAGCTGGTCGGAGGCGATCCGAACCGACCTGTCGCGGCCCAGCCCGGTCTTTTCACGGATCGCCTTAGCCACGTCGCGCGCCGGGGTGCGGTTCGTCAGCCCGTCGAATACCGCGGCGCCGATGCGCTGGCGCACTTGGTCGCTGACGTCCTGCACCAGCGCCGTGTTCCACTGGATTGTCGTCTCCAGGCTGGCGCGGACATCGCCGGCGCCGAGCATCGTATCGAGATCAACGCCGGTGGCGCTCAATACGGCCCCTCGCCACTTCCCGCGCTGCCACTTCTCGACATTGAGCGCCCAATCCCGAAGCGATGGGGTAAGCAGCAGCACCAGGCGGTTCACCTCCCCTGCCGCGCTGTCGATCTCGGCTTTCACGTCAGCGGGGGAATCGGTGGTCAGTTCGCTGATGGTGCGGGCGTATTCGGCCTCGATGCGGGGGAGGGCGTTCGTCCAGGCGGTGATGACTGGCAGATAGACAGCCCGGTAAAGGTCGGTGGCCAGCACAGCCGGGGGCACGATGTCGCGCAGGACGATGCTCGACCGGCGGATATTGCGCTGCCGGCGGGCGAGGGTGGCTAGGTCGAAGCGGGGCATCAGCGTGACGGGCGAGGTGGCTCAGGTGATCCCGGTGGCGCAGGAGGCGGCACGCGCGGGCGAACCGAACCGCGGCCGCGTCCCGCCAACACGAAAGGCGCCAGCAGCAGCAATGCCGAGATCAGGATGAAGGCGGCGGGGTCGTAGGGGAAGCTCATGCCTCAGTCACCTTCGATTTCCAGTCGAGGTCCAGCGGCTCGAACAGTTCCGGCCCGAACTCCAGTGCGCCAGCGAACGGCTTGAGCGCGTCGAGGTCGAAGTGGGCCGGCACATCGAACGAGATGGTCACATGTGGCTGATAGCCCTCGAAGTCGTGCGAGCCGCCAGCCTCGATCATGGAGCGGTGCCGCCCCTCAATGTCGTAGGACGCGAACAGCAGCACCACGGCGCTCGGGCCAAGCCGCTCGATCGCGCGCGGGCCGCCGGGCTTCACGCGCACATGGCCGTTCTCGTCACCGCTCCAGCCTTCGCCCATCTTCATGGGGTCGACAGGGGTACGCGAGTAGAGGACGGTGACGTGCATATCGTCGGCAGTGAGCGTGGACTTGAAGCCGTTCGCCTTGGCCCAAGCGATGATCTCGGTGCCGTTCAGGAGCTTGCGCTGGACGTAGAGCGGGCGCGGGGCGGCGTCGACGAAGAAAGCTGCCGCATCATTGGCGGCACGGCGGGGCGGCGCGCTTCCATTCGAACCGCCCGTGCCGGCAGATTTCGGATCACCTCCTTCGCTCGACTGTAGCGCTGACGGATCGCTGCCATCAGGGCTTGGGTTGAGGCCGAATCTCTCGTCTTCGGGCAGTTCGGCAAGCGCGCCATCGAGGCCAGGCATCCACCCGTTCTCGGACATGCTGTTCTGATAGGCTTTGGCGTAGGCCTCATCGGGGATCGCGCCAGACATGCGAGCGATCTCGGCGGCCTCGGTCCAGGTCTTGAACCGCGTAGTTTCCTCTGCCTCAGTGGGCGTGGAGAGCGGCGCGAACTTATACCATACCTCTGGCGGGCGCGATCCAAGCGCGGAGGGGATAAGCGCTGCGTCGATCTGGTCGAGGCAGGGGACGAGTTCAAGGTTCTGGCCCATCGCGACTTCGCGGTTCCAGTTGTCGCGGTCGTGATCTCCGCTGGCGTTAAGGCCGCCAGGCGATCGACCCTGCAACACCGTGAACGGGATGCCTGACACCGCGGCAATCCGCTGGTCGAATGCGTCCATCATCGCGGGGATACCGTTCCACGACACTTGATAGTCGTCAATTTTCTCGCTCGGGCTGGTCCCGTCTCCGGTGTCGTACAGCGTCCCGTTGAGAACGCTTTCGCTCAGAGCGATGGCGCTCATACGGCGGTTCATGCGCTCCTGACCGCCAGGCTTCGAGATGCTGTCGGTCAGGTTGGGGATGCCGATGCGCAGCAGTTTGGCCTTGCGGATCAGAGCGGCAAACCATGCCTGGGCGTTGTCCGACCGCTCCACCGACTTCCACAGCCGGACAAGGCGCGATTTCCCCCAGAATGCTTGATCCGAACTGACACCGTTGCCGGCCATCAGCGGATCGCCACGGAAACAAACGACGCGCGATGGATGGAACTCGGTTTGCAGGTTACCGATCTTGTAGGACTTCGGCATGCCGTAATCAGGGCTGGATAGTTCTTGCTCGATCTCAACGAGCGTGATCTGATCCTTGTGAACCACGTTGATTGCGACGAGGCCGCCTTCGCGCGTGACATTGATGGGTTCGGCATGATTCCCGGCCGTGACCAGGATCAGGGCACCGCCACCTAGGCCGCGCAGGATTTCAGCGGTTTTGATTTTGGCAACCAACCCTAGGCGCTTTTCCTCGGCCTCCAGCTTCTCGATCTGTTCTTGATCCGCCTGCCAGTCGCGCCATTCGCGCACACGATCGTTGGCCGGTAGCTCGATGACCCGCTGCATCATCCCGCTCGCGCAGTAGGCGGCATAGGCAAGCTGGGGCGCGAACATGCGAGACATCGCGCCGCCGAACTGTTGCATCGGGCTACCCGCGAACTCAATCGCCTCCGTGATCCCGTCGTTCAAATTACGCGGCACCGGGGATTGCGTGGGGGTAGCGGCGAAAGGCGTACCGCTCGCGTCGAGAATGGGGGAGCCTGCCATAGGGGCACGGTACGTTTCGGGATGGCAGGATTTTACCGCTGTCACCATGCGTCTGGGTTGTAGGTTGCGCCGCCCATCATCAGCTCAGTCATAGCCCACACCAGCGCATCGGCTCTGTCTGGTGAGCCCTCGCCGACGTACCCGGACGCGGTGAAGTTGCACATCTGGTCCTCAAGGTCGGGCAAGCTACCAACGTGGCTGACCTTGCCCTGCTCGTACAGCGCGGCGATCGGCTCGGCGCGGATCACCTTGCCGCGGGTAGCTGTGACCTCTTTGAAACGAGGGATGCGCCGATCCCCCGCAGCGCGGATTACCGCGCCGACCATCGCGCCTCCAAAGTTCTTCTCAGCGACAACACAATCCGCTTCCCACTTTTCGGCCATATCAGCGACTCGCCGGCCCCAGCCCTCGGGCGATAGCTGGCAGGTGGCATCCTCCAACACGTAGGCCCGACCATCCACGCCCTTGCCTGCGACCACTATGCCGATATCATCGCCTCCGCCGTCGCCTTTGGTGCCCGATGGGTCGACGGCAACCACGATGCGCTGCATGTCGGGCAGATCGCCCTTCGCTACCCGGAAGCGATCGATGCCCGGTATTTCGCCGCCCTCGGTTACCCGGTCCTCAATCGTCCAGAGCGCCCCGTTGACCTCGCTGGCCCACTCACCCTTTTCAAAACGCAGGCGCTGGGCCGCGCTCATGTTGGCGAGGATCTCGAAATATTTGGGCGGCAGGTTGGCGGCGTTGTCGGCCGGGTTGACCAGCATCTCGGCATAGTCGTCGGGGTCGGCCAGCTTCTCCTTGGTGCCGGGCTTCATCTTGGCGCGGAACAGCACATACGACCAGTGCAGCTTAGACGGCGGGTTGCAGTCGAAGTAGGCCTTGAGGGGCAGGTGGGTGCGACCAGTCGCAGCGGCAATCGCGGGATCAAGCGGGACGTTTTGCGCCAAGCGGGACATCGCCATTTCGACCGAGGACCAGGCGATCTGGCTGCTCTCGTTGAAGTACAGCGTGACGTACTCGGCGCCCAGGATTTTCTCGACGCGCTCCTTGTCGTCGAGGCCGCCGATCCAGATTTGCGAGCCGTTCGGAAACTCGATGTAGAAGTCGGTCTTGTTCCAGGTCACCGCCAAGCCGGGGAAGCACAGCTTGAGCACCTTGGGCAGGGTGTCCGACCAGATCGACGTCTTCGCGTGGTTGAACCGGAAGCGGAATATCGCATGCCGGCCGCCGGGCGCGTTGATGGCCCGCTGACAGATGGCGCGGATCAGCAGGAACGTCTTGCCCGAGCGCGAGCCGCCCCGGAGCATGATGTTGGTGGCAGCGCTGGCGAGCAGGTCGCGCGCCTCCTCCTGCTTTGGGGTGAGTTTGGCGATCGGCGGGCCGCCGTTGTGACCTATGCCGGGTGCTATCTTGGCGGGTGCGTTCACAGAAGTCCTGAACGCTCTGCCCAAGCGGCAAAAGCCCGCTCGACACCACGACGGGCAGAGCTCTTGCCCTTCACGTGCCCGAAACCCTTCGCGATCCATTTCACGGTCACGCCATCGACCTTGTACCACCACGTAGACGGGTCATCGTTGAGATTGCCGATCATGCCGATGGGGCTTTCGCCAAGGTAGGCGATCTCTGAAACGCCGTGAAACGCTTCCCACCGCAAACGCACACTCACAGCGCCGCGTCCTTCGCATCCACCACGACGGTAAGACCGCCGGTGTGCTCAATGCGCTCCTTGAAGGCCTGCACGTCGATGTGCTTGCCGATCAGTTCGAGCCGCTTGATGCGGTCGGACAGCTTTACCTTCTGGACGGTGGCGTATTCCGGGTTGCCATGCTCGTCCTCGCCGACCTTCTCCCGCACCGTCTCCAGGCCGGCTACCAAGCCCTTGCGCCAGATCATGGGCCAATCGGCCACAGGTCGAAGGTTGCCGTGATCGTCGTAGATGTCGGCAACGTCCGCTTCGGCTTCCTCGGCCAGGCGCATGAGTAGCCAATCAGCATCGACCTTCGTCCGTTCCGAGCGTTCGGCCTTGGCTGCTGCGATAGCGGTAGCGATGTCGGGTTTCGTCAGGTTCTCTGCACCCATCGAGCGAGCCGTTCGCGCGCTATAGCCTGCTCGCAGGGCGGCCTGCGTAGCGTTCAGGTCGAGAAGGTATTCGCGGACGAACGCGATCTGTTTCGGTGTCACCGCCCATGCTCCCGCAAATACCGCTTCCGACACTCAGCCATCCGCTTAGCCCCGACGACAGCGCGGTATATCCGCACCGACGGCTTGCCGAACATCCGCTCGACGTGCTGCCACCCATGCGCCGCGAACTCGTCAAGGAACTCAGGCGGCACATACTTGGGCGCCGATGTGGGCAGCAATTTACGCCGCGTCGTCATGTGCTTCGTCCTCGTTGATGATGCCCTTGAACCCAACGGCGCGCAGGGATTCGGCGAACAGTGCCTGGGCGGCCGGGGTGCTGCGGTTCCACTGGCGGACCATCAGCGTGTGGAAGGTGCTGTCCACGTCCTCGTCGTCGAAGCGCTGGCCGGTGCTGTAGCGATGCTGCATCACCACCTCCCGGCAGTCGTTCACGCTCAGGTGCTCGCGGGCGGCGCGCTTGAGCAGCGGCAGGGCCTCGTCCTTGGGCAGGCTGGCGACCGCGGCGTGGTGCTCGACCGACAGGGTGCTGTCGCGCAGGGCTGGCGGGAACGTGGTCGCGGCCTTCAGGGCATCCTTCAGGCGCTTGGGTGCGAGCCCGAGGTTGTCCTGCAGGAAGTCGAACTTCGCCTGGGTCAGGTGGCCGGCGGTCTTACCCTCGGCCATCCAGTCGGCAATGCGCCAGTCGGTGTCGAGGCGTTGGGCGACCAGGGCGCGGCCTTGGGTGATCCAGTCCTCCAAGGTGGCAGGCAGGGGCGCCGCCTCGATGATGGTGATGGCGTTCATGCGCTGATTTCCACCCCCCACATCCGTGCGACCCGCACCCTCTGAGCAAGCGAATACCCCGGCCAGTTGAGCATGAGGTTATGCGCAGCGGTGACGAAGCCGATGCGCTCCATGGTGCGGCGGGTTTCGGCTAGGAGGGTGTCGGTGGTTGGGTTGGTCATGGGTGGCCCCTTTCCGAAATCCTGCGCTCGATCAGAGCGGCAACCTCAAGAGCCAGCGGGTCAATCGGTGATGCCTCGGGATCAAGGCCAAGCAACCATCCGGGTGTGACACCTAGAGCAGACGAAAGGCCCCACACGGCGCGAACAGTTGGATTGCGCGACCGACCTTTCTCCAGTTCCCACACATGGCTTTTTGTGAAGCCAGAAGCGGCGGCAAGGTCGTCAAGGCTCATGTTTCGAGCCTTGCGTGTAGCCCTGATGCGCTCCTGAAAGCCTTCCATATCGGGCATGTGCCGGGGTGAAGCTTGTTCGTCACGTGCCGCCCTCGCATGAGCCTCGCAGCGCCACGAACGCTTATCGCCAACCGCACGATCAAGGATGGGTAGATTTTCCGGGCAATCCGCGCAAGCGAACACGTAACCGCCGGGGGCATATCCCCAAGGTCGAAGGTCATCCATCACTCCACCCCCTCCCGCATCTCATCAACCGGATGCGGAGCGCAGACCGGGCACTCGATCTCTTCGCCCTCAAGGTCGAGCACGCGGCCAATGTCCTGACACTTGCGGCAGCTGGGCTCGGTGCGCTTTGCCAATGGCTCCGGCGCATCCGGGTACGGAACACTCTCGCCATTCGGCAGAATCCGCGCCGTGTACGAGCCGTCGTCATTCGCCCACAGGTAGCCGCGCGTTTCACCGACGACCTTCCAGCTATCCGGCATCGCGTCGATCTGATCCTGCGAATACCGACCGCACGCAAGCTCGCTCATCACGCCGTCGAAGCGACGCTGGCGATCCCAGATGACCATCGACTTGGCGGCATCCTGAAGCAGAAGCGGAGCATCGTTGCGCTTCCATTCCCCGATGATGGCGAGGCACTGCGCAATGGTTGGGAACCACTCGCAGCGCTCAAGGGCGCGATCGGTCAGGAAGTTAATTTCCTCTTTCGAGAAACCCCCGAGTTTGCCGGAGTAGGCGCGAATGAGCAGGTCGCCGCTGAGGTCGTCCGAATTGCGCTTCGGCAGCGAGGCCAGCAGCACGCGCAGGCATTCGTCGAAGTGGCTAACTGAACAGGCTTCGAGGGCCGGTAGCGGGGCGTCCGCGATCTTGCGGGCCTGTGCGATCGTCATGGTGCCGGGGCTGACCCGAGCCACCGTCCAATCCCATTTTTCGGTCAAGTGCTGCGATTGCGCCGTCCTTGGGCTTTCCGCCATTGCGGGCAGGATACGACCCAGCGCTGTTCCGAGAGTTTGCATTTGCGTATCGCCCTTCGTCTTCGATTTTTCGGATCCAGTTCCGCCAGGTCGCATCCCAGTCGGATTTTATTCCCTTCGCGCCCGGTGCGCTGGCGGCCCAATCACGGAACTTCGCCAGTTCCCGGTCCAGGGTTCCAGGCGGCCACTTCGCCACCGCTTCCGCCAAATCCTCAGGCAATGCCGCTGGCAGCCAGTCAGCCGAAAGCCGGGTCCCCTTACGCGCACGCGTGGTGAGTTTTTCCGGGTGGGTAGGTGTGGGGGGGTTAGAGTTATTCTCATTGGGGGGGAGAGGAAGGGAGGTTTCCTCGGACACAGCCTGGACAGTCTCTGGACTGTCCGTGGACTGTCCGTGGACACGCCCAGAGCGCTCCAAGCGCTTCCTCTCAGCATCTTTCGCCCGCTTTTCTGCGGCTTCCTCGTCCCGACGCGCTATCTCTGCGTCCTTTTCCTCAAGAGCACGCACGGCAATGAGGATCGCATCGAAGGGCGCCCCTGCGTCGGCCATGGCCTTCATGAGGTCCGAGGTGTTCATGCCTCAAGCACCTCGGGGTAGAATGGCGCCAGGGGCTTTATGTCGCCCGAGATAGACCAAAGGTACTCGTCATCAGGGATGAACGTGGGGCAGGGGTTGGAGACGTTGTCGAAAAGCGCAACGCACACTCGCTCGCGGCCGATCAAATTCCCGATGTTCGGCTCATCGCCGAGATAGCTAAGGAAACCGTAGAGCTTGTCCTGCAGGAGGAACCATTCGCCATGCGAACGCAACTCGGAGAACGCCTCATGGAATGCCCTCTCTAGGGCTTCGGATCCCTCGACGTACGCCCACAGCACCAAGTGCAACGGCGATCCGCATTGCAATGTAGCGAGCCTGGCGCGCGGGTCTTTTTTGGTGAATCCGATCTTGACCAACTGCGTCTCTTCCGAGCGGACAAGTGCGGCCTCTGGGGTGATGAAATAGACGAAGCCGCTCACAGGACGATCTCAACCTTCCCAGGAGCCTCAGGATCGCAGAACACGTAGGAGGGCAGGAACCGTCGGTCGTTCACCCCAAGCGCGTCGGCGATGCCGTCGAGGATGGGCTTCAACCTGTTCGGGAAGTTCGCGCGGTCACTCCGACGGTTCGGCGGGACGAAACGGATGGTGACGGGAATATCACCGTCGGCGTGGACCGTCGGCGCGACTTCGATCGTCGCCAGACGCGCCCACCCGCGCCATTTCTTCGTCTCGGCGGCTTTTGAACGCCAATGGCCTTTGGCATGGCCCGACAGGCTCGACGGCGGGAAGGGGAGTGTGATCGTCGTCACAGCAACAACCCCTGCTCATCCACAAACGCTGCCCGCTCGGACTTCATGCGGTCGAGCCATTGCACAGCAGCGTCCAGTTCAGCCTCAGCAGCATCAGCCTTCTCACGGGCCCGGCGCAGGCGCTTCTCAGCCCCTGTCACAGCAAGCTCAAGCCGGTCCAGGCTGACGGGTGCCGCAACCATGCCGGCGCGCATCTGTTCGAGGGCGCGCGGTGTCACGCCGCCTCCAACATCTCGCCACCCAAACGGCGCGCGATCTTCTCCGACCGTGCGGCCCTCAGGATCTTGGCCTGCTTGGAGCGTTCCCGCTTTGCGCCATCGGTTAGGAACACGTGGAACTTGCGATCCGGCTGCCAGTCCGTCTCGGAGACGAAAGGCGGAAGCTCGTCCGACCAGCGGGCCACCTCTGCGCAGAACTCGTCGAAGTGGTTGACGTAGCCCTCAAACCGACGCCCGGTCTGCAGCCCATGATAGACCGAGGTATGGTCGCGGCCGACAACCCGGCCGATCTCGGAGAGCGAAAACCCCCACTCCCGCGCGGTCAGGTAGACCGGGTAGCGAATGGCGCACAGGTAGAGGAAGCGGCGATCACTCACGATTTCCGAGGGAGGCACGTTCGTCAGGCGCCCGGCCACTGTGATGATGTCTGAGATACGAGGGCGCATCACCGCACCTCCTGCAGCCGAACGGTATCGCGCCGCTGCCTCAGCACGTCCGCAACCCGTGCCAACGTCCCGATCACCCCGGCCTGCTCCAGCTTGCGCACATCGGCATCGCTGCAGTCGCCATCGGCCAGAAGTTCGATCAGCAACGGGAGGCACTGCGCGAGTTCGATCGGGACCGTCGACACATCCAGCGTGGCGCTGTCGTCCCGGATGGCGCGCATGCCGACCAGCGCGAGAGCCGTATTCAGCCCTGCAGGACCGAAGCGCTCGCCCAGCTTGAGCCAGTTGAGCATGCCCAGATCGTGCTTCTTGTTCTGCGCGTTGTTGACCGTGCCAGCGGAGACGCCCCACTGCTCGGCCATCTCTTCGTCGGACCAGCCGTTGCGGCATGCGGACACGGACGAGGATACGGCCTGGCGGAAAGTGCTTTGTGTGAGGCGGCGAACATTGCTCAGCCCGTTGTGTGCTGTTTCAGACATCAGATGCCTCATGAACATGAGTGAAACCAAAACCCGAGAGCGCCTCACGGTTGGGAGCGGATGCGCTCTCGGGCTGGCACGTCGCGGGGGATGCGACGGCGGGGGGAAGATTGGTGTCGAGGTCAGCGAGGAAGCTATCGCGCTCATCGTCGGAGAGAGGGCGGATTTTGCGGAAGAGGGCGGAGTGCCAATCACCCCGATTCCGGCTGCGCGCTTCTGCCAATCCAATCGCTGTGCATTGAGACCCATGGGACCATCGCACCGACGTGACGGCGTAGACCTTGCCGACCTTGAGTATTCTCGACGGCAAAAGGCCGGGGAATTCGATGGTCACACAAAGCGCCAGATCGCCGACCTGCCAGTCGTCCATTTAAGCAGCCCCCACCAAAACCACCGCCACGCGCAAGCAAAGCGCCATGACGAGAGCGAGGATTGTGTAGCCGGCGAGGAGGTGGGGGAGGGTCAAAGCGGACCTCCCTGCCGGACGCAGTTGCCCGCGCCCGGCAGTTCGGCCAACGTGCGGTTGTCAAAGCCAGCACGGGGAACGAAAAATGACGCCGGACGAAGTAGCCGAACAATTCGGCCAAGCACTGATGCGCGCTCTAGAGAAAAGCCTGACGACAGGGGTGAGTTCTGGACGGACCCTTCTTTCGGTCGCGCTGGCACTTCAATCCGAATTGGGCGATCTCGCTCTGACAGAAAGCGCAGGACCGCAGACCGCAAGGCTTCTGTGCGACCTTGGGGGATTTGCGCACTTGGTTCACAACAGCATTCAGAAAGCGGACGATGCGGCTTTTGAAAAAATGCGGGCGCTCGCGGATTCCCCTCCGGCTGCGCGGACATAGCCACCCACTTACGATAAGCCCGGTCGTCACGCTGGAAGGCGCGGCGCTCGCGGAACGTCTCGATGTCGCGCGGCTTGCGGGGGCGGGGGGTCATGCTGGGCACCCTGCGATGTCCATTGCGAGAGAGGCCAACGCGATTCCCGCGCACAACCCGAAGCAGGCACCCAACACCACCGACGCGCCGTTGCTGGAACGGAGGCCCATGTGAGCAACCAAAATGCAGACCTGCACGAGGACAAGGCCAAGCACGGTAATGGATATCGCGCTCATGCCGCCGCCGCGCCTTGCTGGCGGGTGGGGGAGTACGACGCCATGAAGCTGCGGACTTTAGCTTCGGTTTCGGGCCAGACGCGTCGACCGTCTCGCACCTGCTTGACGAACGGCTTGTCGTTCAAGGCAAGCACGCCGAACTGCCAAGGGGACATATCCTGCGCCTCGCAGAACGCTTCGATTTCGTGAATGAGGTCAGCCATGACCAGAGGTATAGGTTGGATCAACCCAACCAGTCAAGTTGGATCGGCAATACCTATCCAAAAAGGCGCGCCGCGTGGGAAAATGCCCCCATGGCAAGCAGTCAATTCAACTTCGATTCTGTCCGGGCCGCGCTCGCGCGTGAGATCGAGCGCAACGGCATCAAGCCGACGAAGCTCTCCACCCAGATCAGTAAGACCAACAAGTCCCTGGTCAAAAACATCCTCGACGAGGGCAAGGACATTCACCTTGGAACGCTCACCAAACTGGCGGATGAGTTAAACATCAATGTCGCGCGGTTGATCCCTTGGGCAAAGCCTGAGCCCGGCCCCGCGATCCCCGCTGACGTGATCCGGGGCATGATGGAGGGCGCTATGCGCGAGTTGCCTTTGGGGGCGACCGTCGAGGACTATTTGCGTAGCGTACCGCTAGCGCTTCATGAGCGCTTAGAGCGATACCTAGTTGACGGCGAGTTTCCAGGCAGTTCGGGCGAAGCGATCGCTCCCGGCACAGGCGCTCAACCTCCCGCTGCCACCACAAAAGGCGCTGAGGAATGATAGCGCATTCGAGGTCGCACCTCGGGCAACCCGCGTCACAGGCGGGCTCGCTCAAGATGTTGCCCATATCCGCCATCGACTCGCCCTTTCGTTCCCCCTCTGTTCTCACGAAATGGAACATGGATCAATCTAGGAAATTTCCTACACTGAGCAGGATTTTTCTTGCGAGCGGCTATCGCTGATGATCGAAGCGCGCATTAGATTTGAAGGTGATGGCGCTGAAGTCGCGGATGGCGCCTGCCAGATCCCCGCAATCCCACCCATCGGCGGTCACATCTCGATTATCGACAAGAATGGGAATCGGTGCGTCCTTCGCGTCACTGACGTGGTTATCGGCGCGGCCTCTAACGAAGCCTTGGAGGTGATGCCGAAGCTCATGGCCAGCGAACTGAAAATCACAATCTTTGGGCAGGAAGCTTTTGGCCATTTCTTTTCTGATCCTGGCGCATGACCGCCCGCGCCGCGCCAGAGGTGATCGTCGTGGCGGATTGGAAGGCGGCTTATGAGGGGTGAGATTACGACTGTTGACACTCGGGGCGCAGGATGATGGACCATAACGAACAGGCCGGCCTTAACGAGGCTCACCTTGAGGCCTTCAAGGTTCTCAATGAGCGCGTCCAAGCTGGCGGCAGATTCTCTACGACCCAAAGCGCGCTTCTGGCTGCGCATACTTCAAACGCCCTCCGATCCATTGCATTAGCAATTCAGGACGTTGCCGATGGCAAGCAGCCGACAAAATATATCAAGGAGATACTTCAAGAATCCGACGATATTTGGAAATTATCGGTTGAGTGGAGGGCCCCGATCGATGGTTAGCGAGCCCGATTGGACGAATGTGTCACGGATTCACGAAGAGCGGATCCATCAAGTGGAGGTGGACTTGAAAGGCGGCGACGGCGGTGGCACATCAGGGGATATGGAGCGTCGTGTCACCAAACTAGAGGAAAAGGTCGACAAGTTGATCGATCGGGCGACGGCGGTGGAGGTGAACCTTGCCACACTGACTGAGCGCGTCGCCCATCTGCCAGGCAAGGGCTTCATTGTAGGGTCCACTCTCACAACGCTAGCTGTGATCGCCGCGCTCACCGCATACGGCGAGAAGCTCCAACATTTGGTCAATTAGATCAGGTTAGTTTGCTAAGTGCCAGCCCCGCCCCACAGCGGGGCTTTTTTGTGCCCGGCTTCATTAAAGTTGGACGAACCCAACTTATCACTTGACGGTTGGATTGAGCCAACCTAAACCTACCTCCAACAGCAGCCCCACGCTCGCTGCTTCGGAGGTCATCCAGTGACAGTCACCACGAAATTCGAGATCCTCTACAATGAGGGTTCTGACAGCGTCGTCATCGCGGACACCACGACCCGTGACGACATCGCAGAGGTGTTCCACAACGAGCGCCACACCGTCACGCAGACGGTAGAGCAGGCGTTGCGGACGGCTCGGTTGTTCGCCGCCGCGCCTGAGCTTTACGGTAGGCTTGTTGCCGAACGCGACAATCGCGATGCAATCCTAAAACTCCTGCTCGCAGGCGATGTTGATTGCGTGGTCCAGAAGCTCCTCAACGGGAGCAAGCTAACCGACGAGACTCTCGCCAAAGCACGCGGGGAGTCGGTCGCATGAAGCACTGGATCGCCCCCCGCACCGCGCCTCTCATACCCGAGAGCTTCACGCCCGAGTTCCTCACTGTCGTGATCGACCTCGCAAAGGCACGGCAGGCATGGAACCGCGCTAACCCGGTCGCCACGTATTACGCTGGCGGGCTGCAGATGCGCGTCGAGCATCGCCAGGCTGAAATGGCGCGTCTCGTCGGCATCATCCTCGCGGCATCGACCCTGATCGAGCCCGAGGCGCACGACGACCTCTACCTCGAAATCGCCGCGTCCGATCTGGAAGCCTACCTCGACGAGGACATGGGCATGATGGAGCGGCAGGCGTTGGCGATTGTGCGGGAGAATGGGCGATGAGCTATCTCACTGACGCCACCGTAGAAGCCGCCTGCGCCACTCTGCGCAAGGCCATCAACGCAGCCGAGAACAGCAATCACAACGGCGAGGTGTTCGTTGTGGCGGCTGCTGCTGGGCTGGCGATGAAGGACGCGCTTCGGGGGCTTAACGGCATCCTGGGGCGCGCCGAGAGCAACGCCAGCGGCAACCCGGAATGGGAGCACGTCAGCAAGCCGATCAACGCAGCCCGCGCCGCCCTCGCCCTCGCAGAAGGACGCAGCCTGTGAGCATCGCGGTCATTCGAGCCACTTTCGATTGCGACGGCTGCGGCAAGCAATTCCGCGTCGATATCGAACCCTCGCGCCGCGCATGGAAGCGCCGCCAGGACATGATGTCCATAGCTGAGGACGCGATCCGTGGCGGCACAACGTCAGACGGCGAATGGTGCTCAGTCCAGGCGGACATGCATCTTTGCGGAAAGTGCACAGAAGTCACCGACGGCATCAAGCCGGATGACGAGGACTATCAGCCTACCGCTGACGAAATCCGGGAGGCACTGTCATGACCGACGCGCAGAACAGCGCCGTGGAGGCGGTGGCGATCTTAACCCCTCGTCAGATGCTCGCAAGGTTGGCCGTCCACTCGGCACGAGCGGAGCCGATCATCCCCGATGGATGGCAGGCTCCTAATGGCTACGTTTTGCACGGTCCACGCGGGCGGCTTGCAACGGTTTGCGTTGACCACAACGGAAACGTGCCGACAGCCGATGTCGGGTTGTTTTGCGAAAGTATCGCCTACGTAGACCGGCGATTGGCAAAGGTGCGGCCATGATCGAACAGCAGGATTGCCCTATTTGCGGCATTACGGATGGGGATTGTCAATGCCCCGATGACGAGCGCAGCGAGGCGTTGTGGCCCTCCCTGCCCGCCGCGAGCGAGGGGGAGTGTGACGTTTGCGGGATTATCCACGATCCCGAGCCACACCCGAAGGAAAGGGAGAACGCGGGGGAACGGGCGCTACGAGCACGCAATTTCGACTTCTCGGGTGACAGGCAACCCACCCCCGCCCCCTCCGATCAGGAGAAGCTGGAAGGCTGGCAACCGATCGAGACAGCGCCAAAAGACGAGACGCAAATCCTCGTCGAGGTTCGCGCCGGGTATTTCGCCGTCGTGTCTTATTGGGGTGCTGGTTGGCGTGAAAGCGCGAACGGATTGCTCCTTCGTGACTTGCCGCTTCGTTGGATGGCTATCCCCCGCGCCCGCCAGACCACCCCCGCCGTATCGGGGGAAGGGTGATGGGAAAGACCTTCACTGACCATCTGACGGAAGCCGGGGCTGAAATCCTTGCGCCGACGAACCCATACGAAACGCTGCGGTTCCGCACGTCCTATGGTGTCGGAGTCGTCTATCGCGGCAAGCGCGGCGAGACATGGAACCCCGAAGCGATTGCTGCGCGGGACCACCTCAATGCACACAAAGGATCGCTGGCTCCGGTAGCTGTAAAAGGTCGCCGCAAGGACCGCAGCACGGTTGGCGCACTCATGGCCCGCGACGGTGATCTCTGCTTCTTTTGCGGCGCACCTCTCGATGGCGACGTGACGGTCGAACACCTGATCGCGATTGCCCACGGCGGACCAAACCACATCAGCAACCTGTTTCTTGCCCATGCCCAATGCAACCAGGCGGCGGGGCACATGAGCGCTCCTGAAAAGGTCGAGATGGCTGTGAGGCTGCGTGTTGCGGGGTTCCCGTCATGAACCACTCCGAATCCATGCGCAACGTCAAGCCGCCGTTGCAGCGCTCGACCTCGATATGGTCCCGCATCCGCGCGTGGCCGGTCAACGATGCGATCTGGCACCCGGCCTACAACTCGCTCGTCGCGGCTGTGCTGGTCGTCTGGATCACCGTTCTGCTGATCGGGATCGCTGCCTGGGCTCAGTTTGCTTTTCCCGCCGCTTCGCAGCCAGTTCCCCAGGCTGAGGCCCACACCCCCGCGCGCGTCGAAGCTGCCGCTGGGGCTACCGGAGATGTCCGTTGAACGCACAGACCAAAATTGAAGCCGGCACGGACATCATCGTCGCCGTTGAAGCCACCCCGCAGATCGTGTTGCTCGATGCCGAGAAGTTCGACCTGTTCTATGACCGCGTGCGCGCCGAGACGGCAGACATCGTGGTGGACCTCTCGACCAAGAAGGGCCGCGACGAGGTTCGCGCGATGGCCGCCAAGGTCACGCGCTCCAAGACCATGATCGACAAGGCCGGCCTGGCGCTGACCAAGGGCTGGCGCGACCAGACCACGCAGGTCAACGCGGCGCGTAAGGACATCGAGACGAAGCTGGACGCGCTGGCCGAGGAAGTGCGCCGCCCGCTGACGGTGTGGGAGGATGCTGAGAAGCTGCGCGTGAACATCTGCCGCACCATCATCGACGGGCTCAAGGGTGCGGCGGCGGTCACCATCGAGGACACCGCCGCAACCGTTCGTCAGCGCGGCAAGGATGCCTGGGATACCGAGATCGACCCCGCGCAGTTCGGTGACATGCTGGACGAGGCTGTCGCGGCCAAGGATACGGCTGTCGTCGCTCTCAAGGCAGCGCTGGCCCGCCTGACGCGCGAGGAAGAAGAGCGCGCCGAACTGGAAAAGCTGCGGGCGGAACAGGCCGAACGCGAGCAGGCAGAGGCCGAGAAGCGCGCCGCCGAGGAACTGGCCCAGCGAGAAGCTGAGGCGGAACAGCGCCGTAAGGATGAAGCCGCCGCCGCTGAAAAGGCCAAGGCAGATCGCGAAGCCGAGATCGCAGCCCAAGCCGAACAGCGCGCCAAGGATGATGCCGAACGCGCCGCCCAGGTCGAACGCGACCGCATCCAGCGCGAGCATGACGAAGCCATTGCCGCCGAGCGCCGCCGTGCCGAGGAAGCTGAGGTCGCTATGCAGGCTGAGCGTGACCGGGTGGCGAAGGTTGAGGCTGAGCGCCAGGCCGCGATTGCTGCCGAAGCTGCTGAGCAGGCCAAGCGTGACAAGAACCGCGCGCACCGTTCGCAGATCATGGGCGAGGCGAAGATCGCGATCATGGCGGCCGGCAAGACCGTCGATGAAGCGGCTGCCGTTGCGATCGTCAAGGCGATTGTGGCCGGCCAGATTCCCCACGTTTCGCTGAGGTTCTGATCATGGATAGGCACAACCCTTTTGACGCGGACTACAGCGAGCCAGAACCCTACGTTTCGGACTTCTACGAAGACGCCGGCCGCGAACCCCGCCCCAAGGCAACCGCCACGCCGCCAGGCTTCCGCGAATGGACCGGCGACCTGATCGCCGAACCGGGCGCGTACATCGGTGTCCCGATCGACCGCTACCATGGCGCAGAGATCTGCGACGGGCCGTCGATCAGTTCAACCGGTATCAAGAAGCTGGTCGGCAACCGTGGCGCTCGCACCAAAGGCAAGACGCCGCGGCATTTCTGGCAGCAGTCGCAGTTCAATCCGAACCGCCGCGCGATCGACACCGACGCGCTGCGCCTGGGGCGCGCTTTCCACGACGCACTGCTGATGCCGCAGGACTGGCAGGACCTCTATTACCGGACGCCGGCAGGGTTCTCGCGCGCCGGCAAGGTCAAGATGGCGGACGAGATCGCGGCGGCCGATGCCGCCATGGAGCGCGGCCTGTGCGTCATGTCAGCCGTCGAGGCCCAAGAGATCGAAGCGATGGTCGAGGCGATGCGCGCAGATCCGCTCACGGCTGCGCTGCTCAAGAGCGGCCACCCGGAAGTGACGCTGGCGTGGAAGGACGAGGCTACCGGCGTGTGGTGCCGGGCCCGCCCCGACTTCATGCTCGCCAACCGGGCGTTCGCGCTGAACATCAAGACCGATGCTGACGCCAGCTTTGACGGCTTCTCCAAGTCGATCGCGAAGTTCGGATATGCGCAGTCGGCAGCGCTCGAAATGGACGGCTACAAGGCTGTGTTCGGCAAGGAGCCGGGCAAGTTCCTGCACCCGGTCGTCGAGAAGCCGGCGAAGGGCCAGTGGCGCCCCGGCGACTTCATCCCGACCGCCATGTGGGAGCTTCCGGCCGAAGACATCGAGCGCGGCCGCTGGCTCAACAAGATCGCCCTACGCACGTTCGCCGAATGCCTCGCGACCGGCGTGTGGCCCTCATACACCACCGACCCCGAGCCCTGCGGCCTGCCTGGATGGGCGCGCAAGGTGCTGGACGAAGGTGGGCAATTCGAGGCCGCGAACGATGCGGTCGAAGGCAATCCCTGGACGGAGAATTGAACATGACTGCAACTGAAAGCACCGCCGTCGCCAAGACCAGCATTTCGTCCGGCGGGCAGATCGCAGCGTTCGTGCCGCAGAGCCTTGACGAAGCATGGCGCCTGGCTGGCGCGCTGGCCGGATCGGGTATGACGCCCAAGGCCTACGGCAACGATCAGAACAAGGTGATGGTCGGGATCATGGCGGGCGCCGAGCTTGGCCTGACGCCGTTCGCCGCGCTCCAGTCGATCGCCGTCATCGGCAACAACCCGGCTGTGTGGGGCGACGGGCTCCTCGCACTGGTCGAGGCATCGGGCAAGATGGCCGACATCCACGAAACCGACGACGGCAACGAGGCGACGTGCCGGGTCGAGCGTGTCGGCCGCAAGACGCCGATCGTGCGCACGTTCTCGATGGAGGACGCGAAGAAGGCGGGGCTGGCGGGCAAGTCTGGCCCGTGGTCACAGTACCCCAAGCGTATGCGCCAAATGCGCGCCCGCGCCTTTGCCCTGCGCGACGGCTTCTCTGACGTGATCCGAGGCATGAAGACCGTCGAGGAGGTGCGCGACTATGTGTCGATCGACGGCGGGCAGATTTCCAACGCCAAGCCCATCACCGCCGCCGCGCTGATCGAGCAGGCCAGCGCGGAGCCCGAGCCCGAGGCAGCCGAAGAAGTGAACACCGAAACCGGCGAGATCGTCGAGGACGCGGCCGTCGTCTGGAAGAACGACTTCATCACCGGAGTGAACAAGCAGCCGGTCATCGACTCGCTCGAGTCCCTGCTCCTGCGCGCCGAAAAAACCCTTGCCAGCCTGGGCAAGAAGCGCCCCGAACTCCACGCCGAATGCGTCCACGCGATCGCCATGAAGCGGGAATCGTTCGGGATCGAGGGTGGGCGTTCGGACGAAATGCACGGCGAAAATTTCAACGGCACGGAAGGCGATGCAGCCTCCGACACTGTGGATGGGCAGGGGGGAGAGGGCTGATGTGCGATTGCGAAGTCCCCCAGGCCTTTTCCGAAAGCTGGCGCACCGCCCGAAAGGCGCACCGCTGCTGCGAATGTGCGGCGTGGATCACGCCGGGCGAGCGTTACAACTACGTCAGCGGCATCTGGGATCACCGGCCGAGCAGCTACCCTACCTGTGTGCAGTGCGTTCAGGTACGCGACTGGACGCTCTCGCAGATGACGGGCTGGGACTGCGCACCGTGCTTCACCCAGCTCTACGACGACATGCCGCGCGACGAATGGCCTCCGCATATGTTGGCCGCTCAGTCTGCGCTTATGCTCGAAAAGCAGAGGAAAGCCGCATGACCGCCCCTCACCAGTACAGCGGCGTGGAACTGCTGCCTTGCCCGAACCCGTGGTGTCACCAAAGTGATGAGCTTTGCCCGACCGGAATTTGGGCTGGGTCCGGGGCGGTTATCGAATGCGCTAGCTGCGGTATGCAAGGCCCTTCAGTTTCTCCAGTCGTTTATGACGAGAATGGAGAATTTAAGGGAACCATAGACGCCGAAAAGGCTGCTGCTTTCGCCTGGAACACCCGCGCGTCCATCGACCCCACCACCGCCGCCCGCACCCTCCGCGATGCCAAGCTCATCACCCCCGAGCAGTACAATCGCATCTGCGCGAATATCAGGGCGAAGGCGGTTTTTAGGGAGTCGCCAGCATGAACGCTATCGCTCCCCCCACGACCGTTGCCGACATCATCGAAGAGTACGCCGCCAAGGACGCTGACATCGAACAGGCAATCGCCGGTTTCGAGCGCGCCTATGACTGCCTCGGCATGTCAGCGACGGTGCAGGGCGTGTTCGTCGAGAGCATCGGAGGATCGCGCCCCTATCTGCACGCGGGGTCCATGCGCTCGAACCTCCTCAAGTCTGGCTGGCGCGCCGTTTACAACCGGCTTCAGATCGACAGCATCGCCAGCGCCAAGGACAAGAAGTTGTTCGACCAGGCGCTTGCCAGCCCGCCGCCGCTGACCCTGGAGAACACCAAGGCGACGTTCGGCGACTATCTGGTCCGGCCGCGATTCCATATCCTCAAGGGGCTGGCAGAGGCGTTTGTTGATCTGGACCCGGCCTACAAGAGCCACAGCAAGGTTCGAATTGGCGTAAAGGGTTTGCCTAAGCGCGTGATCCTCAATGGCTTCGGCGAATACACCAGCGATTGGGGGCGCAAGCGCTTCGAAGACATGGCCAGCGCGCTCGCGGCACTGCGCAATCAGCCGGCGTTCGAGTGGAAGGAATGGAGCGCGATAGACCTTGCTAACCGGGCCGGGGAAGACGCTGTGCTTGATGGCCGCGCCTACTCGCGCACCGATCGCTACGGCAAGGAGGAGTCGTTCCAGACCGTCGATCGCGGTCTAACCATCCGCAAGTTCGCCAACGGCAACGCGCATGTCTTCTTCGACAAGTGGGCGCTGATCGACATCAACAAGGCGCTGGCAGAGTTCTACGGCGAAGTACTGCCCGACGCCGAGCCCGAGAACGTCAAGCCTAGCGCCAGCACAGCCGTGTCGAAGGATCTGCAATTCTACTGGACGCCGCGCGAAGTCGTGGATGCCGCCCTCGAGTACGCGGACGTGCCGAACCCAGCGCACTACAGCGGCGGTCGGTCCTCGATGCCGGTCAAGCGGGTGCTAGAGCCATCGTGCGGCGACGGGCGCATTCTCGACGCCGTGCGCGGGAATGGCCACAGCGCATTCGGCATCGAGTATCACCCCGGCCGGGCCGCCGAGGCACGCGCCAAGGGCCATGCAGTACTGACGGCCAACTTCCTGGAGCACCCGGCTACGGCCGAGTTCGACCGCGTAGTGATGAACCCGCCGTTCTACGGGCGGCACTACATCCAACATGTAAGGCACGCTTACAAGTTCCTGCGACCGGGTGGCACGCTGGTGTCGATCCTGCCGGCGACGGCTCGCTACGACCATGCCGAACTGCAAGGCGATTGGCGCGATCTTCCGGTGGCTAGCTTCGCAGAGGCGGGGACCAACGTGCCGACGACCATGCTCAAGATGAGGAAAGCAGCATGATTTTGCGGTACAGTTATATCGATGGCCCTTGGGAATGCTCCCGCGTTCCAAGCATCGTCCGCCAGCATCCAGAAGGAAATGACGATATCGTACTGACCCAGCTTGCAAGGATCTGCCACCCGCAAGAACTTTACGATCTCTGCCGCCTTGCCAATGCCGCCCTCAAAGCCGGGCTTACGCCTGAGGACGGGCGCCCATGACCACGCAAGAACGCCTCGCAGGGTGGGAGGGGGAGGTCTGCGAATGCGGCGACTATCGCAGAGATCACCCGAACGATGGGCCGTGTCGGCACAATAGCGTCGGCTTCGACCTATGCCACGCCGGACGGGACTGCATGAGCTATCGGCCTGCACCTCCCCCGCCACCCGCCGTTGTAGGGGAGGGGGGAAATGGGTGAACCGCAACAGATCGCGCGCTGGCCGGCGATGATGAAGCGGAAGACTGCCGCGGAATATTGCGACATGAGCGAGGCGGCTTTCGAGCGCGAGATCATCACTGGTCGGTTGCCTGCCGGAATAATGTTCGGCAATCGCGAGCACTGGAGCAAGGAAGCGCTAGACGGGGCGTTCGCGCGCCTCGCTCGGGGCGACAACGAGGAAGTGCCCGACTACCGGGCTAAGGCAATGGCGAAGTATGGCAAGGCAGCCTAAATATCCGAAGCTGGATCACGTCAAATATGTCCGCGCGAAGGGCAACCTATACGCTTACTTCAACACGGGAACATTAAGCCTCAAGGGCAAGGCTATCTATGTACGCCTACCCCACCCGAGCGACGTAGGGTTCTACGACAGCTATGCAGCTATGAAGGCTGCAAGAACTAAGCGCGCCGCCGTCAGCTATCTGGTATCCGATTTGCTCCGGGACTTCGATGCATTCACCGAGAACCGCACCGACATCAAGAAGGGCACGAAAGACCTCTCTCGGCATTCGAGCAAGCTGGTTCTTGCAACCCTCGGCGAATATCCCGTAGACAAGGTTGAGCCATCAGACGTTCGATGGATGATGGACAACGCAATTACCGGCTCGGGATCGAAGCGGCACTTCCTGGCGATGGTGCGCGCGATCTACAAATGGGGCCGCATAGAGAAGAAGACGCTCATCGACCCATCGAAGGACATTAAGTCGCCAAAAGGTGGCGAGCACGAGCCTTGGTCTGACCCGATCCTGAAAGCAGGCTTGGCAGCAAGTGACACGCGCACCCGGCTCTCCATAAACCTACTCTACTACACCGGGCAGCGGATCGGTGATGTGCTAAAAATGCGCTGGGACGACATCCAGGATGGCGCGATCTATGTGCTGCAGGAGAAGACCGGCAAGGAGGTGTGGCCGCCCATCCATAGCGATCTGGCAAAGGTGCTGGCCGAAACTCCGCGCACGGGCGCGACGATTCTCGCCAGCCCGGCAGGCAATCCGTGGGGAGACGACGCGATCCGCAACGACATCAAGACTTTCACCACGGCGGCGGGACAGCACTGCATCCCGCACGGGCTACGCAAGAACGCGGTCAATTCTCTTTTGGAAGCCAGTTGCACGATAGCGGAAGTGGCTTCGATCACCGGCCAGAGTTTCACCATCGTTGAGAGATATGCGCGCAAGGTCAACACCCGGAAGATGGGCAAAAGCGCTATGTCGAAGATGGAGGACAAAGGCGGAACAGGTAAACCCGATGCAAAACCGGAAAAGGAATCGTGA